AGCCGGCCCGCTCTCCCCCAGCCGGACGACCCGGCTAGGACAGCGCGCGAACCGCCCAGAAAATGAGCCCCCACAACAGCACGCTCATGATCGTAAACAGGGCGAGTCCTATCGCCTTGCCTCGCGAACGCATCCTCTTCCCCCTGGCCGCCAGCATAGGACCGGGCCGGGCGTTCGTCACGACTCAAAACCATTTCGGAGTATTTTCTGCCGCTGTTCCACAGACTTGGCTGCAGCGCAGCATATCGTGGGCGGGCGGCTGGCGCTCGTCGATGGTCCTTGCCCGATCGGAAGGCAGGGCGGAGGCGATCATCGGAGCGTGCTGCTGGTGGTGAGCCCGCCGGGATTCGAACCCGGGACCTACAGATTAAAAGTCCGCTTGTTCGCCCTGTTGGCTCAACGCCTATTCCGACAGGTTCTCGATTTGTAGCCCTACCGCCTATCAATGGCTTAGCGGGTTTGTCGGAATGGCGGGATCGCCTCTCCACCCAGCCCATCGGGGGCGGGGCATGAGCGGGGGCGCACATTTCACGGCGGACAGCTTCCGCGCCGAGCTGGTCGAGATCATGCCCGGCTACAAATGGACCGTGCATCGGGCCAGCAAGGGCGCCGTGCGGCTGGTCGCAACGGGGACTCAGTCCAGCGGGTTCAACCGGCTATCGACCTTGCGCGTCGAGCGGACGATCGTGCGCGAGAGGCCGTGGTATACGGCGAAGAGTGCGGGGTTCGGCACGCGCGCGACGTTCCTCCATGAAAACGGCGATGTCACGCTGGCAAGAGCCCTGAGGGGGCTGCAGGAGCATTACGAACGCGTCGCCAACACCTATCGCGGCCATGCTGCTCGCTTGCAGGCTGGACGAACTGAATCCCCCTCCCTTCCTGTAAATCGCGGAGTGGGGCTGTGAGCGCCTGGGAAGCCTCGGTCGGCGCATCAGACGAGTGGTATACCCCAGCGAGCGTGTTCGATGCGCTCGGGTGCCGGTTCGACCTCGATGTGGCGCATCCCCGAACTGCAAAGCCGATTACGCCTTGCGACGGGTATTTGTCGGCGCGCAGCCTTGAGAGCCACTGGTTCGGCTTCGTCTGGATGAACCCGCCCTTTGGCGGCCGGAACAGTCTAACCCCGTGGCTGTCGAAGTTCTTCGACCACGGCAACGGCATCGCTCTCACGCCAGACCGCACGTCAGCGCCGTGGTTTCAGGAGGCATGGCCGAAAGCTGAACTGGTGCTGTTCGTCCGCGAGAAGATCAAGTTCATCCGGCCTGACGGATCGATCGGCAAGCAGCCCGGCACTGGCACCGCTCTCTGGGCTGTCGGGCCGCAGGGTGTTGCCGCGCTTCACCGTGCTGCCTCGAAGGGCTTCGGCATCCTTGCCTCCCCCACCCCCGTGGCGCGTTTGGAAGGGGCGGGGGAGTGAGCGCCTATTACAACGAGATCGAACCCGACGCCGCGCATGTACTGCGCGCGCTGATCGCTGACGGCGTGATTGCGCCCGGCGATGTCGATACCCGCTCCATCACCGAGGTGCAGCCCGATGACCTTCGACCCTACACGCAATGCCATTTCTTCGCCGGAGGGGGCCTCTGGTCCATCGCTGCCCGCATGGCAGGATGGCCAGACGACCGACCTCTTTGGACCGGTTCCTGCCCCTGCCAGCCGTTCTCGGTCGCGGGCAAAGGAGGCGGTACCGACGACGCTCGGCATCTGTGGCCCGACTTCTTTCGCCTCATCGGTGCCGTCCGGCCCCCTGTCGTCGTGGGAGAGCAGGTTGCGGGAAAGGCTGGCTATGGTTGGCTCGACGGAGTGCGCGCTGATCTGGCGAGCGAAGGATACGCCGGCCGGGGCGTCGATATCCCGGCTTGCGCCGTGGACGCCCCCCATATCCGACAGCGGCTCTACTGGGTCGCATTGGCCGACCCCGAAGGGATCGAACGCAGGGCCGGACTTCGCCAAGGTGGAGAGATCGGCGACGGGCATGTCTCTGCAAACTGTGATGGCGGCTCAGTCCTATTGGCCGACGCCAAAGGCCAGCGCTGCGGGCGAGACATCCCGGTCGGGAGCGCGCAAAGACGAACCGCTGATGGGCGGCCTGATGCGGAATGCCCACTGGTCGACTCCTCGGGCATCGGATGGGGAGAAGGGCGGCCCCAACCAGAGCTTCGGAGCGGGCGGACAGCCGCTGCCAGCGCAGATGCATCAGGCGACGTGGGCGGCGGCGACGAAGATCGACGCAACCGGGCGAGGCTACCAGATGAGTGGCGGCCGCAAGTTCCTGTCGCTTCCAGGGCAGATGGACAGGCGGCTGAGTGGCCCCATCGCCCAAACGGAAGCTGGTGGTCCGACCACGAATGGATCGCCTGCCACGACGGCAAAGCGCGGCGCACCCAACCCGGCCTTCCCTTGCTGGTTGATGGGCTTCCCGGCCGAGTGGGTCTCTGGCGCTTGGCGGGCAATGCAATCTCGCCCGTCCTCGCGGCGGAAGTCCTCGGCGCGCTGATAGATGTTAGCGGCTGGAAGGCCGCAGCATGACCGCTACAGCCGCCCCGCGTCCAGCATCTCCATTAGGAGCGACACAGGACCGCTCACCGCGCGCTCATCCTTCTCGTAGCGCCGGATCGTCCTCAGATCCTCGATACGCAGGAGCGCGGCAAGCTGCGACTGTGTCAGGCCAGCGCGGCGTCGGATGGCCGCGAACTCTGCGGCCGTCATTGGATGGCCGAGATGTCGACGGACACGACGCGAACCGTTTCGCCGGTCTGGCGGTCGATCAGCTCGCGGCCGACCTTGCGACGCTCGCCGATGGCCCAATTCTCCGCTGCGGCGAGGCTGCGCGCGTCATGCGTGCGGACGGCGCCACCCTCATAGGTCGTGACGACACGGTGCGTCATCGGCTGGGCAAGGGCTGCGTTGATGCGGTCGAGAGCGTTCATTTTCAGTCTCCATCTGGCGGGGCAGTGCCCCTCGCTGATGCCAACGTTATACGGGCCATTGGCCCGGTGCACAAGCCCTATTTTCAACGGAGCCCCAAATGACGGACATCTCACGCGAGTCGGGCGAGACTGCCCGCGCCACATCCACCCACAGCCAGGAGAGCGAGAAGTGATGCAAGGCGTTCTTGAGCGCCAGGGCGTGCTTTTCGTGCCGCCAGTCTGGCGCGCGATCAAGGATGGCGACGATGATGCCCGCGCCTTCTTCGACCGCCACTACAGCCGGAAGCACTATGCGGATGGCCGCATGCCGAAACTGTTCGTCGGCCCTGGTGAGAAGTTGGTGATGGTGACCGCTTGCAGGCGAGCACTGTTCGTCTGGCGCAAGTTTATCAGCGGCGACGGTCAGCAAGGCGTCAACTGCGCGATTTTTCGCAATGAGGGAGCGGGTCTGTCTTCATGGCTGATCCGGGAGGCCGACGCGGTCGCCGACCAGCAATGGCCGGGAGAGCGCCACTTCACTTACGTCAACCCGAGAGCCGTCGCGTCCACTAACCCCGGATATTGCTTCCTGAAAGCTGGATGGCGGCGCTGCGGCATCACGAAATGGAACCGGCTCATTATTCTCGAAAGGATCGCGCAATGACCAAGATCGATATCGCGACAGAGCAATGGCGCATCTACACTTATCCGAACGGTGATACCTTCAAGATTTCGCAGCCGATGATGCTTTGGGTCATCGCGGACGAGCGCGGCACCACACATCGTGTCGTCGACAAGGAAGGGGTTACGCATCGGCCCGAGCGCGGATGGGTCGGCATTTCTTGGCTTCCTGCGCCCGACGCAGCCCCGTTCGTCGCATGACCGCCCCCAGCATGCAAGCATTGGCGGCCGGGCTGAGCGAGCGGCGAAGGACGATTTTCTCGGAGGCCCATGATCGACCGAACGGAGATGTCCGCGTGTGGCCGTTCCGGGACGCGAAGTGGATCGAAAGCGCCGGACTGGCAACGCGCCATGTCCGCGTAACGAACCACTCTCTCCGTCGCGAGCGGCCTTATTGGCTGCTCACCCCGCTCGGCCTTCGCCTCCGCCAGCACCTGCGCGCGGGAGGTTCGGATGGGTAGGTTTCGCGGCATGAGCGATGGCGAGCGCGCCATCTGGAATGAAACCCAGGTCGGCGAGGCTCCCGTTATCCGGGTACTTTGGCAGCGGAAGCCGCATGCTCGAAAGCCGTATGTCTGCGAGCAATGCCGGGAGCCCATCGCGCCGGGCGAACGATACGAGAGCGTCGGCCTGATTGAGGATGGCGCTTTCCGGCACATGACGCTGCACATCAATGCGGCTCAGTACCCTTCCGGTTGCCCCTCGACCGGCCAGCGCGACGCGGCTGAACTGGCTGACCAATTCGAAAAGGACCGTGCCGCGTTCTTCCCCTCCCCCAACCCCGAGCCCGCGAGGTGAGCGGGCGTCAGGGCTTGTCGGTCTCGCGGCGGGATAGTCCATATCTCGTCACGGGGCCGGCGCTGATCAGTTTCTCAGGCGGTCGCACGTCAGCGTACATGCTCAAGATGATCCTCGACGCGCATGGCGGCGCGCTGCCGGATGATGTGCATGTCTGCTTTGCGAACACCGGCAAGGAGCGCGAGGAGACGCTGCGGTTCGTTCACGATTGCGCGACCCATTGGAACGTACGGGTCCGTTGGCTGGAGTTTCGATCGCGCAAACTCAGCCTGCCGATCGAGGATCGATTCGAGGAGGTGGGCTTCAACAGCGCCTCCCGATCTGGCGAGCCGTTTGAGACCCTGATCCGAGACAAAGGCTACACGCCCAATGCGGTCATGCGCTGGTGCACTGCTGAACTGAAAGTGCGCGTCCTGAAATGGTTCATGCAATCGCTGGGTTACAAGAATTGGGTCAACGTGGTCGGTCTGCGCCATGACGAACAACACCGCGTCGCCAAGTCCCGGAAGCCGAACAAGGAGGCGTGGATCAATGCTCTACCGCTGGATGATGCCAAAGTGTCCAACCGGGATGTGCGCGCATTCTGGCGCGAGCAGCCGTTCGATCTCCAGTTGCTGCCATTCGAAGGAAACTGTGACGGTTGCTTCCTGAAGGCGCGGGCGAAGCTCTGGGAAATCGAGCGCACGTCGCCCGGCACCCTACAATGGTGGAGCGACATGGAGCGCGAGCTTGATGCAAACCCAGCCGTCAAGTGCGCGTCTAACCGCTTCGTCACCGAATACAGCTACGCCGAACTGATCAACGACGTGCGCCGCCAGCCCGACCTATTCGCGGGCGGTCTGTTCGATGATGACCCGGAGATGGACGCCGAATGCGGCACTTGGTGCGGAGAGGCGGCATGAGACCCTACGCCCCGAACACGTCGAAGGGCCGCAAGGTCGCGCGTGACGATATCCACCACGCCACACAAGACAAGCACGGCAACCGGTCGCGAGAACCTAGCGCGAAAGCGATGCGTCATGCCGCCCGGCGGGAAGGGCGCCGCCAATCAAGAGATATCCCTGATGACGGCGAATGACACTCTCCCCCGCCTAACCCCACAAGGAACCCGATGATGAGCGATCCAATGGAGCAACTGATTGAAGATGGCTTGCGAGCCGGGGGCTTCAGATTCGTCCGGGAAGGCGAGGTTAAGGGCGCAAACCAAACACTCGATTTCTACCTGCCTGATCTCGGCATCTACATCGAGTGCAAGCAATTCCACAGCCCGAGGATAGCCGACCAGATGACGCGCGCGCCCAACATCATCGTCGCGCAAGGGAGGCCCGCTGTCCAAATGCTGGCGTCGCTGCTTGCCAACGCACGCTATCGGAAGGAGCCCACCCAATGACCCCTACCCCCGACCTCGAAGCGCTCTGCGCGCGGCTGCAAGGGCTGATGGAGCGGCATAAGGAGGCACAGTACGCGCCCCCGAGCGACGCATTCAGGCTCGTAACGCTGTTCATGAAAGAGACGTCCGAACTCATCCCGACCCTGCTCGCAGCCCTGCGCGGGGCGGGGGAGCGAGTATGCAAGGTCTGTACTGCGACCGTCTCAGCCTATCCCGAGGGCATGTGCTGCCATTGCCAGGAAATGCCGTGGCCGCTCTCCACCCCAACCGGTGCAGAAATTGCACAGGCGGAGTGCGATTGCGCGGCCAGGAACTACGGCGATGATCGCGGCGCCCATCAACTGCAATGCGCAACATTCGCCCCCCTATCCGCTCCCCCTGCCGACGAAAGCGGACCGCCTATTTCTCTGTTAAGCGACGAGGAAAAGCTCGACCGGATTACCGACGCCGTGATCCAAGGCTGGCTCTCGATGTCGGACGAAGAGATCATGCAGGGCGTCACGCCCGAGGATCTAGCATCCGTTAAAACGAACATTGCCGATGCAATCGCGAAAGTCGCTGCCTCGCGTTCCGCTCCCCCTGCCGATGCGCGGGAGGGGGTAGCGAAGATCATCAACCCGGCCGCGTGGGCGCGTCGTGCTGAGTTTCAGGCGATCATAAACGGCACCGCTCTGAACATGCCGGACGATCCAGAAAAGCTGGCGATGTATGTCCGATCTGCGACGCGGCGGGTCGATACGGTCGTTGCCGCATCGCTTGAGACCGCAGACGCCATCCTCGCCCTCATCCCCTCGCGCGCCGAGGTGGAGCCAAAGCTTTTCGATGCAGTGGGTAGCATCGTCTCAATGCTGGCGGACGGAAAAGACGTTTACCCCGATGCGGCCACGGCGCTGGAGGCCATAACGGAGACCATCAACGAACTCTACGGCTGCATGGAAGGAGGCGTCTTCGGACCCATAGGCGGTAGAGCGGGTGAGGAGGGAAAGACGCCTTGGGACATCGCCACAATAAACGCTGCGAAGCACGCGACCGCGGGGATGTCGCCGGAAGTCGTCCGCCGCCCGCTGGGTTCCGCGCGGAACTTTGAACGACGCGTTGCGGCCCTCGCAAAGGACAACGGCAAATGAGCGTGTTCGAAACACATCCCGGCTTCGATCCAGAGCAGGCAATCGCCGCCCTCCAAGGCACCTATTGGACGATCCAGCATCAGGCCTGCGCGAAAGCAGCGGTCGATGCCGTTCTGTACCAAGATCTCGGCCCGAGCGACGATGAGGGCGCGCTGACCCTCTACGACCTCGTACCCGAGGTTTGGTGCGCACCCGATCGCAGCGCCGCCACGAAGCTGATCGCGGAGAATATAGCGTTCGCCGTGCTGGATGCCTGGATGAAGGCGGTCCGCGCGGAAATCGTTCTCGCAAAGGACAACGGCAATGGATAACCGCCGCGAGCGCAAGCTGACCCTATACCGCGACGACAGCACGTCCCAGGTGGTGTTCGATCGCGTGAAGGCGTGGTTCTGGACTGCCGGCAACACGGTGCTCGTGATCAGCCGCTATGATGGTCCGGAGGGATCGGAGCACCACTACATCCACTGGCCGCGCGAACGGCTCTGCTGGTTCAATGACCAGCCCATCCATACGAAGGACAACGGCAATGGGTGAGGTGACGCAGGCGGATCGGGATGCCGCGGCCAAGATCGCCGAAGAATGCAATCCCGAGCTCGAGTTCCTGCCTGAGACGTATCGAGCAGGCGACCTGGATAGCGCACCCTTGGTCCAAGCCTTCGCCGCCCACCGCGAGGCGGCAACGTGTAAGGAGGGCTTACAGGTTGAGGTGCGCGAGATCGAGACGGTAACCGGCGACTTCATGACCGAGCGCGGCGCACCGTTTTGGCGTATTGAGATCGACGGATACTGCGCTGATTTCGATTATCAGGCCGCCGCCGAGAACTTCGCCGCAGCGATCAATTCACGCATCGCCGCCCGACCCGCCGGGGATTCGGAGGCGGAGGCATGAGCAAGTCCGAGCCGACAGAGGCCGAAATCGAGCGGGTGGCCGAAGCGATCCAGCGGGCCTGGGATAGTTGCCCGACGCTCCCGCCACTCATCCTGACAGAAGCGGAAGGCGCGCTCCTCGCCCGTGCCGCTATCGGCGCGAGGGAGGGGTGAGATGATCCGTAAGATACTGTGCTTCATCGGCAGGCACGAATGGCGACGGTCCAAGTTCGTCGCCCTCAACAGCCGGGTCGCGAATTGGGTCTGCGTGCATTGCGACAAGCAGATCGACGGGGAGGATAGCCCGCGCCGGGTGAAACTGTGGTAGGAGGGGGTAGATGATCGCAGCCGCATTCCTATGCCTGGCCGTCACCGTGACCGACGGCGACACCTTTCACTGCGACGGCCAGCGCATCCGCCTGGCGAGGATCGATGCGCCTGAGATGCGGGGACACTGCCGGCCCGGTCGCAACTGCGCCCCGGGCGATCCTGTCGCGTCCAGGGATGCCCTCCAGCGCAAACTCAGCGCGGGCCGTGTCCAGTGCCAGCCGGTGCCCGCGTCGACCCGTGGCGGCTCTCCGATCGATCGCTATGGGCGTACCGTCGCGCGGTGTAGCGTCAACGGGCGCGATATCGGGGAGGCGATGGTGCGCGAGGGGTTCGCGGTCAGGTGGCCGCGGTGAATCGCCTCCCATCCGCATGGACAACGGCAACGCCCGCCCAGGTCCGCGACACCCTGCGCCGGCTGGTCGAGCGCGACAGCGAGGAACTGGCGCCGCTGTCGAGGATGATCGGCCGGTCTGACGGGTATCTATCGCGGTTCCTCGCAGGGACGCCCGAGAGACTGACGCCGCGCAATCGCCTGACCCTCGCCCGATATTTCGGGGTTGATGAGCGGGAATTGGGTGCGAGCGTCGAGGAGGGGAGGCCGTGGAGACCTACCCCACCGTCCCGCAAGCCTCCACCAGCGCCAGTGTCGCGTTCGCGCCGTCGATCGCCGCCTGCCGCGCGACAGGATCCTTGATCGCCACAGCAGCCTTCAGCGCCGTCTCAGCGGACAGGCGCACGCTGATCTGGTGCGAGCAGACGTAGGACATCGCCTGGCGGTCGGTGACGCAGCCGGCGAGCAGCAGGAGCGGGGCGAGGTATAGGGGGCGCATCACTTGTTCTCCGTTGGCGGTTGAGATTGTCCGAGCTGCTGCCCCATTCGATCGACGCTGCGCTGGGTCCAGCGCTCCTTGATGGCACCGACGATGAGCGTCAGGACGACGAGATAGGCGGATGGATCAAACGGCTTGTCGGCCGTCGCGTGTGCCTGTGCGATGCCCATGAGGATCATCACGCCGATGGCGATAGCCGCGAGTAGGCCGATTTCGGTGCCGTGGTCTGTGGGCGGCAGCAGGGATGGGAGTTTCATTTGAACCACCCCCAATCTATCCGCGACCCCGGCGCCCCAGGCTGATGTCCCATCATCCCCCGCCCGACCGGGTTGAAGCTCACATGCACCGTCCTGCGCCCGCTCTCGTAGATGAGTTGATCAACCTTGATCTTGCCGGCCTTCATGGCCGCGGCGATCAGGCGCGCCGTCGTCTCAGGCGTCTGCCCGGGCACGTCGATGTCCGCCGCGAATCCCTTGGGATGGTCGGAGGTCGGTGTTCCGCCCACGAGCCGGTTCACCTCAGGATTCCGATAGGCGACGTGGACGTTGACCGGCGTACCCCCGCATATCTCGCGGACCTGCTCAAGGCCCGGCGCGAGATAGATCTTCATGTTCGCCAGATGCTCGTCGGTCGGCGTGTTCGCGATGCCGTGGGCGCGCGCCGTGTCGGAGTGGGTGAGTTCGGCGAGCGTGAAGTGTCGGGAGAGGTTCATCAGTGCCCCCGTGTCGCGAAATGGTGGCGGGCCTGCTGGGCGGCCTCTTCGTTCCGCCGCTCATGCCCGAGCTTGCGGTGCATGAAGCCGCTGAAGAACAGGATCCCACCGATGGTGAAGACGACGCCGGCCCACACGTCGAACGGCGTCCCATCCTTGTTGACATCGAGAATGACGGGAACGGTCATGAGTCCGCTGCCACCCATGAGCCCAGCGCCGATCCGCTCCGAGGCATTGAGGATATGCCCGATCCGCGTGAGCAGGCGGGCGATGATGATGGTGAGCGCGAGGCGTGCGACCGCGCTCAGCATGGCGAGCAGCAGCATCACTTGACTCCCTCGTCTGTGCCGAACCGCTTCTTGATGTTGACGATGATGAGCGGGATGAAGGAATTAGCCCCCACCGCGCCGATATAGGTGATCGCGCACGCAGCCCTGAGCGGCTGCATATCCACATGGAACATGTCGCCGACCACCCACGGCACGAAGATGAGCGCGAAGGCCGCGCCGACGAACAGCGTCAGCAGGCGGTCGGGCCACGGCATTTCCTTCCACCGCATGAAGGACAGCGCCGTGATCGCGCCGGCCACGGCGGACAGGCTCACATAGAGCATCCGCATCAGGAGGCCGTCGCTATCCACCGCTCACTTCCCCTCGCGACGGCGATCGACGGTCCAGGCGAACCATACGAAGCCAACGATGCAGATGACCGCCCACATTTCCAATCCCCCTTTGCGAAACCGCGAAAAGCTGAAGCCCGAAGGTGAGATCGAGCAGCGCCAGATAGGTCAGTTCGAAATCGCGGCCGAACACCGCATAGTCCACGTGCAGGATGAGCTGCGTCACCGCGAGCGCGGCCAGCGCCAGTTGCCAGCCCTGCCGCTCGACGTGCCAAAGATGCGTGACGAGCAGCGCGAACGGCAGGTCCATGATCGGCAGATACCCGAGCGCGTCCATGAGCCAGCCGATGTTCGACGCCGCCCACATCATCATGAGGACGATCGCGAGGAACAGCCTCATCCGGTCGCGCGCCGCCGCCCCAAAGGCGATGGTCGCGGCACAGCCAAGGCCGAACAGGGCGGCTTCCGGCTCCATTACGGATGCGGGGGATGCTTGATCGGAACCCCGCCCGACTGCGGGTCCACCCCTCCCCCGCCGCACTTCGCGTCGAACAGCATCTGCGCCCGCGCGCGCGTCGCCTCATCCGTCGTCGGGTCGTTGATGACCGCGGTGAGTTGTTCGCAGGTGTAGGTTTCCATGTGGGGGCCTTTCAGGTGGTGTGGACGAAGGGTTGGAACCGGCGCGTGATTGTCATACGAGCGCCCGAGCGAGCGATTCTCGGAGTGCTGGAATGAACCCGACTGGTGTCCCCGTAGGCGTCGGCCCGATCGGCATCGCGATAGTCGGGACGCTGATTGTCCTCACGCCGGTGATCGCCGCCATGATTATCAGGGTCCGCCGTCAGGGTGGCTTCAAGTTTCGTCGCAGGCGTCGTAAGAACCGCCGCTAATCGATACGCGCGCGAACGGGGGATCATTTGTCCAGGCTTCGGAAGCTTCAATTCTTTCTCTACCGCAGGCTTGCCGGCGCTGGATTGCTCTCCGTCCGATTCAAGAAGGACGAGACCGAGATATGGATGCGCGACAAGTTCCAGGTCGCCAGCTTCCAGGACGTGTTCATGGACCCGAATTACTGGCGGGCGTTCACGACTTTCGACGCCATGCCGGCGCTCATCGTCGATTGCGGCGGGCACTGCGGACACTTCAGCATCCTGACGGATCTGTGCATCAAGGCGCGGTTCGGGCGCTCGGATGCTCGCTATATCATCGTCGAGCCGAACGACGCCCTCCTGCCCGCCCTGACCCGAAATATCGCCGATGCGGGCATGGCAGGACGGACGACGATCGTGCGAGGATTCGTCGGCAAGAAGGCCGGAGGCGCGCACCTCGCCACCCTCGCGTCCAATTTCCTTGTCGGGCACGTCAGCGAAACGGGCGACGGCGAGGAAATCCCCTATCACGACATCGCGGCGCTGACGGGCGGCGCGCCCATCGACCTGCTCAAGCTCGACATCGAGGGCGCGGAGTTCCAGTTCGCGGCCGAGAATGAGGACGTGCTGAGAAAGTGCCGGCACGTCGTGGCAGAGGTCCATCACGACGCTGGCGACTTCGACGCCTTCGCGGGCATGCTCGACCGCGCAGGGCTTCACGTTGACGGGCCGGTCATCTCCGGCAACGACAACGCTATGGCATGGTTCAAGGCGAGCTAGGGCCGCCATCAGCCGAGATACTTCATCAGCGCGAACCATTCGTCGGCGATCTGCTTGTAGGCGCCGCCGCCGAGCGGAGGATGCAGCGCATCGGTCTGCCGTCGCATGACGCCGTCCACATCCGTCGCCAGCCTCCAGCCGCCGACGCCGGTCGCGCCCATCTTCACGAAATACTCGCCGACATTCGTGACGAAATAGAGCGCGCCGGCCGCCGGGGTCAGGTCCGCTTGCATCGCGGCATAGGTCGTATAGGTGCCGGTGACAGCGACGCGGGAATGACGCAGCGTCACGGCGCGCGGCCAAGCCGTCAGCGGATCGAACGAGCTATTGCTGCTCACAAGATAGATGCCGCTGCCCTCGGAGTTGCCGAAGGCCGCAATCATCATCTGGTAGAACAGCACATAGTTGCGCTTGGCCCGCGCGGACTTGTCGTCCGTCGCATATTGCTGGCCCCACGCATCCTGGCCTGCCGTCCACATCGGGAGTGCAACGACGATCTTCGTGCCCGCCCCGCCCGCGCGGACGTTCGCGATGAGCGTGGTCAGGTCGTTGATATAGGTCTTGGCGGTGAATTGGAATTTTACGTCTTCCCAAGCCAGGGCTCGGATGTTGTTCGTCCCGAGCTGGATGAAGACATAATCGGCCGCGTTGCCGCCGTTGTTGTTCGTATAATACTGGCCGAAATTGATCGCGCCGCTGAAATAGAAGGGCGACGACGCGCCGTTGAAATAGGAGATGACCTGGCCGCTATAGCCCTCGTTCTTGTTGGCAGCGTTCCCGTTGTTGCCGGTCTGCGTACCGATCAGGGTCACAGCCATGACATCGGTCGACGCATTATCGAGGAGCGTCTGACCGATCGTGCCGTCCTTCGTCAGGCTGTCGCCGATGAGCAGAGCGGTCTTGGTGGTGCCGGTCTGCGCACTGGCTGCGGCGATCAGAAGCGGGACGGACACCTGCGCCAGCGGCTTGCCGGTGCGCCGATTCTTGACCTTGAGTGTCAGGCTTCCTGAGGAATTGGCCAGGGTGGGTGTCAGCGTCCACCGCTCGTCCTGCTGGAGCCCCTTCTGCGCAACGCCGGTAGGTTCGACGCTGAAGGTGTAATTCGTGGCGCCATCGGGCACGAGCGCATCGAAATAGATATTCACATTGCGGCCAGCGCTGGCGAGGCCGTAACGCTTGGTCGGGGCGGCCAGCAGGAGATCCGAAGGGGTAAGCGCCGCCGCAAGCGCTGCCTCACCGGTCAGCAGCAACAGGCGCGGCGCGACCTGGCCGAACGGCTGGGCACCGCCATAGGACCCGACCGACCAGTTGCCATTCCAGCCCGTGGCGCCTGAGAACAGAAACCCGGTGCGAGGAGTACCCGCATCGTAGGCCCAGGACTTTACCCCCATGCCGAGGTCATCGGTCGCCCGGAAGAATATCATCACATACTGCCCGGCCGATCCGAACAGCGTCGTGCCGAGATTCAGCTGATATTGCGTGTCGTCGATCGGGAACGAGCCGGCCGGTATCGTGCCGCTCGCATCGGCCGCGGTCGTGGACGGATTGAAGGTCGTCGTGTTGTTGCGGATGTAAACCTTCCAGTCGACTGGCGTCGCCGCATTGCTCGCCCATACCCGCCACAGCACGGCGTTGAACGGCGTATCCTCAGTGAGCTGGACCTTGGCGCCAATGTAACGATACCCCGTGATCGGGTCGTTGAAGGTATCGCCGACCTCCTCGCCCGTGCCGGTTGGCCACACATAGGGCGCGCCGGGAGAATAAGCCGTCCGGATCTGGCGATTGGCGTTCTTCTGAACGGCCGCACCCAAGGCCATGCTTGTGAAAGCAGTATCGAGCGTCGCCACGCCGGCCACGTTCTTGTAACGGATAAGCGAGAGGCCATCGGCAGACGCCACCCAATAGCCTTGGCCGCCCCCGATCAGGAACCCACTGGTCAACGTGAGCGCGGCGCCTCCGGCCGCCCCCGGAATTGTTGGCGTGGGCAGCGTGATCGACGAGCCGATATAGAGGCCGGGGTCCTTGATGCGGACGTTTGTCATGACGCCGCCGACCACATCGAACCAGACAACGGGGTTCGCGGTCATGTTGCCGCCGGCCCAAGTCACGACCTTGTCCAGGCCGTTCGTCATACCGGAGCCAGCATTGGAAATCGCAGCGCCGACCAGGCCGCGAGGGACGTTGGTGGCCGCAGCGTTTGCGTAGCTTCCGGTCAGGGCAGACGCAGACACCGCATTCGTGATCGCGGTGAGGTTCGCGACGACAGAAGCGATATTGCCGAGCGCTGGCGCTACCAGATTGATGTTGGCGATCGAGCCGCCGGCCGCGATCACGCTGGCCATGTTCGTGGCAACGATCCCGACATTGGACGAACCGCCCAAAGCCAGATCAGCCGCGACAATGCCGATCTTCGAAGCGCCGCCCAATCCAAGGTCTGTGATTACCGCGGCAAGGCCAGGATCGGTCAATACGCCCTGCGCCCGCTTCGCAGCCGCAATCGCAAGCCTCTGGTCATCCCCTACGAAGGTGATCGTATCAATCATTGATGCTCCCCCGAAGGATGAACGTGCCGTAGAGCTTGGTCTCCTCGACGGGCGTGAAGGGTTCGACCTCAGGCGTGGCCAGCGTCCATTGCAGGTCGTAATAGAAGGGCATGTCGGCCCCGATCGGCGACAAAGCCTCATCGGGAGTCGGGAATGCCTGGATCGTCGCCTTGGCCACTGTGATCTGGATCAGGCTCGTCTTGACCCCGTCGTCATCCTCAAGGACATCGACCAGCGTGATGCCGGCCCCGACAGATGCGGTCGCAAGCGCGCTGCCCGTATCGTCGGGGTGATTGCGCACCGTGAACTGGATCGTCGCGCCGGTGAGGTCGTGCCCCTCGACGGCGAGCGGCCAGTTGAACGGGTCGTTGCGGAACGCGTCGATCGAGGCATAGCGGGCGCTCATGCGACCTCCACGAAGCTGATGGATTGCTCGGCGCGCTTCCGGGTCAGGGCAAGCGCGAGGTCTTGCGACGGCATTGCGGCGGCCTTCACGACCGGCCATTCGAACTCGACCGCGGTTCCGTCTGGCACCGCAGCGCGAAGGGGTGGCTCGATCTGGCACGTTGCCTGACGACCAGCGCGCGCCGTTACGCGGACGATTCGATATCCGCGCTCGCCGATGCTGAACCACTCGCCGCCCTTGATCAGCGAGCCAGTCAGCATGTCGATCGTCAGCGTCGTTGCGCGCAGGGCGGCAGAGCCTACCGTTTCGGCAGAGATGGTGCGTACCTGATAGGCGACCGTCTCGGGAAACATGGGATCATCGCCACCAATGGCGAAGGCGGCACGCGGCGCGTTCCCCGCGTAGATGCGCGGGGCCGTCACCAGCGACACTAGGGGCACGAGGCAGGCCACGACACCACCAGCAAGATAGCCGTCCCATGCGTTCCACAGGCGCAGCGTATCGGGCGTGCGCAGGACGATGCCGCTATAGTCGATCTTCAGCCGGCCGCCGCCATCGGTTGCGACAAGATCCTCCTCGCCGCTCAGGGCGACCCCACCGGATACGACGCGGCTGATGATCCCCGGCTTTACCGTCGATGGGTTCAACCGGTGCGTCGGGAATACGAACATGCCCGAGCAATGGCCCTCACGGGCTGGGATAGGCTACCGACGCTAGCTCTCTAGCATGGGTAGGCGTCAGAACCAGGATACGACAGCGATATACCCATCGCCGCCGCTGCCGCCTGAGCCGCCGTTGCCACCATGGCTGGCGCCGCCGCCGCCGCCGCCGCTGCCGCGGCCGCCTACGCCGCCAGCGCCGCCATTGACAGACTCCGCCGATCCACCGCCAGCGCCACCAGTTCCGCCGGCGGTCCAGTCGGTTGGGGTCGTTCCGGCACCGCCAGCGCCGCCGCCGGCGGTTCCTGCGGTTGCCGCCGCTGACCAATAGGCTACCCCGATGGCGCCGATGCTCTCGGCATTTGCTGCGGTCAGCCCACCTCCGGAGCCCGCGCCCCCACCACCATTGAGCGCGGTTCCGCCAGCGCTTCCGGCACCGCCGGTCGCAGGCGCGCCCCCGCCACCACCGCCGCCATTCATCAGGGTCGCGTTCGATCCAGTGGTAGCAGAACCCCCGCCACCGCCAGCGATCGATGCGCCAGCCGACCCACCGGTTGCCGCACTGGCATTCCCGCCAGCCGCGCGCGCGCTGCCGCCTGCGCCGCCGCCTGAGCCGACAGCGGCATTTCCCCCTGAGCCGAAACCACCGCCAAAAGCGGTCACGTACGTCCCGAATGTCGAGTTTCCGCCCGCTGCGCCATTGGCGCCAGCACCGTTCACGGTCGCACCGGCGCCGCCCGACCCACCGGCGCCGATCGTCACGGTGACGGGAGAGGTAATCGAAGAGGCGGGAAACGTCTTGTCGACCGCGCCGCCCCCGCCGCCCCCGCCGCCGCCGGAGACGATTGAGGCCGTTGCAGATTTTCCGCCGCCACCGCCACCGCCACCGCCACCGAAGGCAATGACACGCACAACACTGGCCCCGGCCGGCTTGGTCCATGTCCCGCTGGCCGTGAATATCTGCACATCGGCAGTCGCCGCCGCTCCAAGGGTCGTGCGCGCAGTCGGCGCATCTGCGTCATCCAGGAGCGTGCGGGCAAAAGCGCTGAGATCGGCCAGCGCCGCCGCGCCTGCGCCGGTGAAATAGGGGAGCTTGTTCGCGGCTGAGGTGAGCGCCGCGATGGCATCAAGGTCCGCATCATGGGCCTGCACATTGGTTCCGATGGCAAGTCCTAGGTTCGTTCGCGCCGTTGCTGGGCTCGTCAAGTCTGCCAGGTTGTTCGCCGATAGGAGCGCGCCGGCCAGATTGTGCTCCAGCACAAACCATGAGGATCCTACCGACGCCTGTGTCCCGCCAGCATTATCGGCCTTGGCAATGAAGAGGTCGCCGATATCAACGCTTGTGCCGGATGCTCCGCCGATCTTGCCAGCAACAGAGACCACATAGGCATCGCCCTTTTCCGCCGCCGGATAGTTCGGGTTTGCTGAGCAGTCGAAGTTCCCCTTGAAATCGAGAAGTCCGACCAGCGCGGCATAAAGCTCGGTGAAATTGTCATTCACTTTGCCGAGAGCCGTCTTGAGAGGATCGCCGGTCCCGTCGTTATCGACAGTGCCGAGGTTGATGACTTGCTGTGCCATGATCAGGTCCGATCTGCGGTGATGGAGATGGTGTCGGAGGTGGCAAGGGTTGAGTCCGCGGTCAGCGAGCCAGTCGCGACCAGCGTTGCGGGCGACGACCATGGAGACACGCGCCCATCGCCGACCTGATAGGCCGCCTCCACCTCGATATCTGCGCCAACTGGCACGAATCCAGTTTCCAGCACGACGGACGTTCCGGCATCGACATCGCTATATTGCTGCTCGTTCCACGACGCCGAAGCGACGACACGCCAGCGCGCGAACCATGTCAGGTCGTCACGGTCCTCCGACGCGATCGTGATGCGGATGCGAGCGCCGGCCGTGCCTGTCGCGCTGTCGTCCGAGCCGAAATAGATGGCCGACAGAATCTCCGGCATTTCGAGCGGCTGTGGGGCGACCCGGGCACCCACTGGCGCGCCTTCACCGTCCTCCGTCGCGGGGTTCCAGGCATCGATATTCGGATCAACCGACAGCCATTCGAATGTCACGCCGCCAGTAGCCGGGTCTCGAACCAGCGATGTGATCTCCGCTACGCCGTCGAAAAAGACCGCGCCGGCCTCCTCGATGCGAAGGTTGATGAAGCGCTCGCCCATGACAGCGCGGCCGGCGAATGTGGTTGTGACCGTTCCACGATCTGGGGCATTCGCGCGGGCCATTTTCCGCTTGGCGAGGCGGCGCCCTTGGGTGAAGGATGGAACCTGCGCATTGATAGGGGCGGTGTTGGGCTCCCGGCCGGATGCTGCGATTGCGTCCTCGTCCCGCCATGCCTGGGCATCGACCGTCGCATAGTCGTGCAAGTCCGAGATATAGCTGACCGGGATCTCGTTGAAGGCGTTCTCTGTCTCGACATAGGCCTGGTGGCGATAGCCGACGATCTGGGAAGGGCCGATGCTGACTGTTGGTTCGTAATAGCGACCCGAATAGATGACGTATTCGCCGCGCTCGTTGACGCAATACCAGCCATCGAACGTCGTCAGCATTTCCGCCGTGACGTTTGCCGGCTGCTCGGTCGCTTTGTATACGACGCAACTACGATAACGCGGCTCAGTGCCGCCCGCAGCGAGCGGCTGCGCCTCGTCACAGTCGTCTGCCGCCGCTTTCCACTTGTCGATCTGCGGAAGGATCTGGGTATCGAAATCGACCGACCGGCGCTTGAGCAGGTAGTGGAGGAAGACGCGAACCGGATTGTCGCTGTAGGTCCAGGTCGATTCGTCAGCGACGGTCTCAGGGTCGGCCCGCGGGTCTGGCACAAGCTGCCACTGGCCGGCGAGCGATAGCGTAACATTGTCACCTTGGGGGTAGGTGTCGAGAAAGTCCTTGTTCTTCTCCTGTATTTTGAGAAGCATGCCGGTCACGACGCCATCGCCGCGGTGCGCGCTCGTCCAAATCCCGGGGAGCTGGCCGATCACCTGCGCATAGGCGGTTTCGGTCGGCAGTCCCAACCGGTACGCAACGACGACCCGGCCACCCTGGTAGCGCTTGTCCGGCAATCCCGCGACGACATCGCCGATGAGCGTGACCTTGTCGTCGTTCAGATAGATTTGCGTGATCGCGTTCGCCTGGCCGTCAGCGAATGCGTAGACATCGACCGTCACACCGGTTGCCGATGTCTCGTAGAGGATGCTGGCTCCGAACAGCCGCCGCGCTCCATATGCGTACACGCGGGGCGGGATAGGCTGCTTGATATTGGATTCGGATGTCTCTGGCTTCGAGGTGCCATGGTCCAGGGCCGCGACAACATAGCCGACTGCTGCCGTGCCTATGAGGATCGCGGCGCTCGCAACCTGGCCGAGCCCGGGGATCACATTCACCGCGATAGCGCCAGCAAGCGTAATGATGGAGCCGAGAACCTTGCTCATCTCGGCCCCCAAGCGGCCACGACTTCCGCAGAGGCGACGATCAAGCCTGCCTGTGCGCGGAATGACCATCGCCGCCCGGTGAAGACGGCGCCGACGTGCTCAGGTTGGCCATCCATCCCGATCGCAATGATAACCCCGACATCGCCAGCGGAAGGATCTGCCACCGGGCGCGCTCCGATCTTGTCTAGCCCCCGCCGCCAAAGATGCACTAACCCGCCAGCGTCGGCGATGAAGGCCCGCGCGCCGGCTTCGTCGTGATACCGCCCGCGCCATTCTTCCATCGGGTCGCCTTGTCCCCATGTGATCGCCCAATCGCCGGCATGGGTGCAGCAGTCATGCTCGCCCCACGCCCAAGGGGTCGCAGCCGCTCGGGCGAGATAGTCTCCCAGCATCATTTTCCGCCAAACCGGCGCGTGGTGCCGACGCTGATGCCGGACACATGATCGAAGATCGCATCATCCGGCGACCGCTTGCGTTGATCGGCGTCGGTGAAATAGGCCAGCGCTGGATTGGATCGGAGCGTGTCATCAGCTGCGACGGAGAGCGTTATCGATCTTTGCCGCCCATCACCCCCGCTAGAGCTTTCGGTTGTCAGGATATCCGCAATGCCGCGCCAGTCCCAAACCGGCGCGCCGTCGATCTGCCAATCCTCATCGAACTCGACATACCCGACCCGAACAGCAGCTCCACGAATGCTCTCGCGATCATCCAGGGCTAGACGCAAAGTCTCCGCGCTGACCCCTGAAACCGAGAAATCCACGCGCTCGGCGATGCCGTTTATGAGCTGCTTCAGCGACGGAATATCGATGATCGCGCCCGCGGCCTTGTACGTTGCGCCGGCTGGATCAAGCGTGTCGGGCGGAAGCTCAAGATCGGTGATGCTGCCCGACCAAAGGTAGCAGACAGGGTCGCTCGCAAGGCGGAACAGATATGAGCGCCGATAGAGCATCGCCGATGCATGCGGCTGTCCGCGCGCCACAGGCTACCGACGCTAGTGTCAGCCTCCGTAGCGTTGCTGGCGGGATACCTCGCTCGGAGCGGCCTTGACTGCACCGCGCCCGGAGGCGACCGCCACTGCGGTTGCATAGCGCCTGTTGTCCTCACGCAGCGCCGCGACGAGGTCTTCGGTCATCACCACGCCGGTCAGGTCATAGTGCTGCGGGGCTATGATGACTGGGCCTCCGCTGGAGCGAGCGCGCTGGTTCGGGCTGACGTTCAAGGTCTCCCCAGCGGACACACGAGCCAGAGGGCGGCCGTTCAGGCTCAGAAGGTTCGTGTCAACGCCCGGCGATCCGCCGAGAACCATGGAGCCGCCGGTCGCGAATTTCGGCACGCTCTTGTGAGACGTGCTGACCTTCGAGCCGCTTGTGCCGCCGCCAAAAGCCCCCGCCGCTGCCCCCAGCACAGTACCCAAGAACCCACCGAGCCCCCCACCACCACCGCCGCCGGAGCCAAACGCTTTGACCTCCGCCATCTGGATGACGATTTTGATCAACTCATTGAGAAATTCACCTGCGGCACCAGTCAGACCGATCATATTCGAAACAGACTTGGCCAGTTCGTCCGTCAGGCGTGACGCGCCATTGGCCGCGGCCCTTTCCAGCGCCTCGTTAACATCGGCCGCCGTGCGGGGCAGGCTGTCGAGATATTGCGCGACCGGCCCCATATTCTGCCGGTCGACCTGCGCCCCCTTCTGCGCATAGATGCTATCGAGGTTGCGCTTACGAACGAGCGCGTTCGAGTATTCCTCGGATGCTGTAGGCGTCGTATCCAGCGTGTGGTTCAGGCTGTCGAGTTCTGCCTTCTTGCGCACCTCAAGAATCTGCCGCTCCAGATCCAGCCGCTCCTTGGCCGTGCGCGCCAGGGCGAGCCGGGACTGAAGCTTCTCCTCCTGCGCATCGGTCGCAGCCTTCTGCGCGACATAGGCTTCGTCAGCCAGGCCGCGATACCGGTTCTGTTCGGCAATGGCCTCGCGGATGACAAAGCCCTTCTCCTTCTCCGCAAGCAGCACCTCCCGCTGTGCGTCGGTGATGCCCTTTTCCGCCGCCACATCGCGGATAGCGTTCTTGCGATCCTCTTCGATGCGGCCTTTCTCGGCGCGGTAGCGCGATTCCACGTTGCCGTAGAGCTCGGCTAGCGCATCGAGTTCTTGGTCATGGGCGCGGGCAAGCGCGTCTTCGTAGCGCGCCTGCTCGCGGGCCGCGCGTTCCGCCTCACGCTCCGCGTCCTTGTCGGCATTGCTGGCTTTACCCTTGGGTCCGGCCGGAGCATTGAGGCCAGCCAACGATGCAGCAAGCTTCGGATCTGTCGGCGCGTCCTTGCCCTTGACGCGCGCAGCCTGGGTAGCAGCAAGCGCCTTGCGGGTCAGATCATTCTCTTTGCGCAGCGTCGAAATCGCCATGCGGATTTCGTCGTCGCGGTTGCGGTAAGTGCCGCCGCGTTCCGCTTCCAAATCAAGCTCTGACTGGCTGGTATTCCTAGCCACCCGAAGCGCCATTTGCGCCTCTTTCAGCTTGCGCATGCGGAAGTTCAGGTCGCCATTCGCGTTGTCCTGATCCATGCCGATCTTCTGGCCGGCTATGGCGCCGCCGATCGCGCCTACTGCGGCGCCAATCGGGCCGCCGAACCGCCCGCCAGCGATGCCGCCTATGATCGACAAGGCGAGCTGCGGGTTGCTGCCGAGAAACTGGACGATCTGGCCAGTCAGCGATCCCAGTGCCGATGCCAGACCGAGGATCGATTGCGCATTGTCGGCGACGACACTGGCGATATTCGCCTCCAGCACCCGCTTGACGGATTCGAGCTTATCGGCCGTGTCATCGGCCTTCTGAATCTGCTCGTCGGACAGGACGATGCCGAGCTTTTCGGCCGCTCGTGACAGTTCATCGATAGCGCTCGACCCGCCGGACAGCAGCGTATCGAGCCGCTGGCCTGCCCGCCCGAATAGCTCCAGCTCGACCGCGGCCCGCTGTGTCGGGCTGGGTATCTTCGCTAGGAAATCGGCGATCTTCCGGACGGCGTCGCCGGTCTTGATGCTGCCGGATTCCACCTCCTTCTGAGAATAGCCCACCAGCATCAGGGCCTTTTGCGCGCGCACAGATCCGGTAGCCGCCTCGCCGAGCGTGCGCGTCAGCTTGGTCAGCCCCTCGCGAACCTCGTCATTGGTCAGACCGACCTGACTGCCGGCATACTGGAAGACCTGTAAATCCTTGGTCGTGACGCCGATCTGCTGCGATACCTCCCCCAGGCTAGAGGCGTAGGCGAGCGCATCTTTGGCCACACCAGCAAGTGCCAGGGCGCCGATCGCGGCGACTGCGCCGCTGAGGACGTTGCGAATCCCCTGCCCGGCACGAAAACCGGCCGCCTCCACCTCGGCCATGCGCCGTTCGAAGTTCGCCGCGGACTGATCGACCTTGCGGTTATATTCGCCAACGTCTGCAGTCAGCTTCACCAGCACTTCGTCTACGGTTACGGCCATCAGTTCGGCATCTTTCCGATGCCCATTGCCTCCGCGCGCGCGAAGGCCAGCATCATCTCATCGTCATTGATTTCGGGGGCGGGCTCGTTCTTGCCTTCAGGATCGGCGCGGAGATTGTGATGGTGGAGCATGCCCGTGTACTCCCAAAGGCTCAGCTTGCCGGCCTCACTCGGCGGAATCTCCATCGCCGCACAGTTCGAAAGCACTACTGCCCAGTCGAATCGTCCGTCCCCGTCTCGTCGTCCGTGCTTTTTTTTTGACCCTCGGGCGGCACGTACCCGTTGACCGTGACGCCTACGATGGCAGTCGCCAGCTTCCAGGACGGCTCGATCGCGCAGTCCAGCACATAGGCTTTTACGAGGGAGTGCGCCCTGACCTCGTTGACGGTGACAGGAATCCCATCAACCTCCCCCTCGCCGCCCCCGATCAAGCCTTGCCGGATCACCTCGACGATATCCTCGACGCGATATTTTCCCTCGACGATCGAGCCCACCGTCTCTGTGACAGCGCCAAAGCGGCCGGTGCAGATGCGCGAAATGACCTCGCCGATACCGGCACCGCATTTTTCCTGGATAGCGACGATCTGCTTCATGCCCAGGAAGAAGCGGTATTCCCCGTCGCCGAATGGAAGGACGATGCTCGACTGCATCTCAGGCCGCGTCGTGCCAGATCCACTCGCCGTCCGACGCGATGCTGATCTGCGAGGTGGCGTTCTGGCCATCGGTCGCGCCGATCTGGCGCGAGGTGATCATCGCCGGACCTTCATAATAGCCATCATCGACATTGTCGGCGGTCGGCTCGCTCACCTGAAAGCGATAGGTCTTCGTCACGCCGACGAGACCGCGCAGCAATTCAGCCTGCGCGCGGTTGTAGCGGCCATCGCCCGACAAGTCCCACTGGCGGCCGGTGACGTTCAGCACGCGAACGGGCACGTCTTCCGGGTCGGCGCAATCGGGAATATAATCGTCGCTGGTGGATACCTGCTCGGTGAAGGTTCTGGTCGAGAAGCCGCACAGGATCGTGAAGACCTCTGGCGCGGCGCCGTCACCGACCAGAATCGTGAGATAGCCGCCTTTGACGATAGAAGGGCGCGACATTGATCGGTCTCCGCTTATTTGCGGGCGACCCTATGAGACGTGGTCGGGAAGCGGCTACCGACGCTAGCGGGGCTCGTTCGTAACGACGCGGAGACGCGACCTCGCCAGACCGGCATTCCAATCGCTGGCGGAAGGCGCCGACGCCTCGACGATCGTGCAGCGCAGGCCGTTCGCCAAGTCAGCCAGAGCCTCACCCTCGTCGCCATCATCCGGGAGGATCGATTCGAGATCATCCGCTATCGCCATCAGGTCGGCATCGGAAAGCACGCCGTTGGCATGGAGGCGCTTCACCAGCGCTTCGGTCAGTCGTTCGGCTGGCGTCACACAGCGAACATGCCGTGAACCCTCGGGCAAGTCTAGTCGGGAGAGGCTACGGTAATCTCGAAGTCGCTGGTGCAGTGCCACGAGTTCGCCTCTTCAGGATCCTGCAATGTCTGTCCGCCGGTCCAGAAGATGGTTAGCTGGTCGCCATCCTCGGTCGTCAGGTTCGCCTCATCGAGGCAGGTCGCGATTGCTTTGGCAATGGCCGACGCGGCGTCCTCCCCAGGCCCGCGGGCGAAGGCATGCACCGAGACGATGATTCTTGCCCCGTCCATGCCCGTAGCGCGGTCAGGGATGACGGTCGCGGTGCCGTAGCGCACGAACGGCCACACGGGCGTTGCCGGCATCTGTGGAGGATATATGCGGCCGGCGGGGACGAGCGCGGTCAAAGGGCCGTATGCCCGCAAGGCCGTGATGATCGCACGACGAACGGCAAGGGATGTGTCATTTGCCACGGCGCGGCCTTGCTGGAACGATCGTCGCGCGACCCTTGCGGATCGCCTCTTCCGCCACCTCGTCCTTGACTGGCCCCGACCAGCCGGCCTTGAACGCGGTATAGCTGCCCGAAGGCCAGCGGTGGTCATAGTTGCTGCTGAACAGGATGCGCTTCATTGGCCGCTCGCCTCGATTGCGTTCTTGACGACCTGGCGGATGTAGCGCGTCACCTCATCGCGCTTCCTCGCGACGGCCGGCGCCATGTACGGGCGCTCAGCCATCTTTGACGTGCCCTTCTCAAGTGCGAGCGCGTAAGGGGCGGTCGATGTCACATGCACGACCAGCGGAGCCGGCTGCGTCGTCTCGATGCCGTTCTTGAGCCCGCCGGTATCGTTATTCGGGGGTTCGCCGGGCTTCGACGGCACATGGTTCTTGCCGGATACCGCGCCCGTCGTGATAAGAAGCTTCGCCTCGGACTCGATGACCTTGCCCGCCTTGAACAGCGCCCGGCCTACGCGCTCGACAGTCTGCGGGCTGCTGATCCGCTTCAGTCGAGCGCTATGGGCCTTGGCGCCGGGCAGCGACACGGCATCAGGCCGCGACGGTGCGGCCGAACAGCACGATGGTGTAGCTCACCGGCGTTCCCGACGAGCTGTTGGCGACGAGGATGATATCGCCCGTGCCCGCTGTGACGGTCCAGCCCTTGCGGTTGGTGACGAGCGCGAAATCGCTCGGGCCGATCGTCAGCTTCGGCGTCGTGCCGGAAAGCGGTCCGTTGAACGGATTCGAGGCCGCCCCGAACAGGACAACATCGTTCGTGTTGCCGGCGTCTGCCTCGACATAGACTGCGGTGATTTCCGCGGCAGTGACGGTCGAGCCGAGCAGGCCGGCCAGAACACCGGCAAGGTCCAGGTTCTCGGTCGCGGAAGCCGCGAGCGTGCGAGTGTCGGCCCAAAGGATGTCCGCCTTGCCGAGCGTGTCCGTCCCGGCGATGATCTGGAGGGCCTTCGACACATGGACCGGCGCGACGGGTGTCCCGAGATCCGCAGTCCCGGTGAGTTTCGCCGTGATTTCGAGATTGATCGATGCGGTGACGCCAGCCATCGGAATGCTCCTGTGATTTGGCGCGGAGTATCCATCAGGAGCAACGAGGGGCTACCGACGCTAGATAGCCCGCCCGCCGAACTCGAAATACGTGCCAGCGCCGTCAGACGGGATGGAGGCTATCGACCAGCGCCCGGCATATGGCCCGGTCGCGATGGTGATTTCGTCATCCGTGTTGGGGGTGATGTCGATCGTTCCAGCGAGGATGCGGATGAGGATATCCTTGCTCGTGAAGCCGAGCGTGGTGATCATGCGTTCGGTTGCCGCGTCTGGCTGGACCTTGCAGCCGTGATCGGCCCACGTCTCCGCGAGCGTACCGGCGCCGTCATCCGCCACCGTGCGGCGATGCAGCGTGCCATCCAGATAGACCGCCGAGAACACGGACGCGAACACGCCCGTCAGCCCCCCGTCTAGCAGGCCCATGGAGCACCATATGGCTGGCAATCCGGAAGCGTCCCCGTGCTCGTCACGAACGGGCCGCCGCGGTAGGATATGGCGATATCGAGGAACTGAAGCCCGAACGTCGTCGAGGCCAAGCCCTGCCACGTCGCGCTATCGCCGAAATCGATCGTCAGCGAACCAGTGCGGATCATCTTCACGCCGGCCGCACCTCCAGCCGCGAGTTGGGCGGTTGCTCCTGCCCCGTTGCCGTTGATCGTCAGGTAATGCGCCGCCAGCAGCATATGCGCGTGGTCGTCATCCCAGGTTACAGCCGGCGCGGCGATATCTAGCCAGTATTGGATCGTCTCGTCCGGCACAGCGGCGAACGTCGGCCAGATGATCTTGAGTTGGGAGGGGGTGGCGGTCATCTCAAGGTCATCTCCTATGGAAAGGGCCGCCCTACCTGCGCAGGACGGCCCCATTGCCCACGCGACGAAAGGGTTACTTGGCGGGCGTCTTCAGCTTGGCGATCTCCGCGTCGCGGTCGGCGATCGTCTTGACGTGCGCCGCGACCTGTTCCTTCAGCGCGGCATTCTCGGCCTGGACAGAGGCGATCAGGTCAGCGTCATCGTCGCTTGCGGCGTCGGACGGCTTGCCGAGATCAGGAAGCTCGCCGATGATGTCCTTCTTGTCGATCTCGACCGTCTCGCCCGGCTCCAGCCAGCGAGTGCCTTCTGCGAGATTGATTCCGCGGAGCCCGGCGGTGTGGTTCGTGAATTTCGCCATGGTTCAGATCCCATCCCGATAGCTGAAGCCCTTGGGCCGGTAGATTTCGAGCTGGCCGACGTTCATGATGCCATCGACGCGGTAGGCGAGCGATGAGATCGGATGTGGCGGCATGAAGGTCGGCGCGCCCGGCAGGAAGAACTCGACCACGCCGGGGTTCTTCGCATAGGCGACGATGCGACGGGTGGACGACGCGCCGGCCGTTTCGAGCTCGCGGCTCGGCATGATGTTCAATGGCTGCTTGGTGATCGCCGTGTAGGCGTTGTTCGCCATCAGATACTGCAGAACGGTCATGGTCGTGCCGGTGACCTGGGTGCGATTGGCCACCAGGAACGCGGTCGTCGGCAGCAGGACCGTATCGGCGAGCTCGGTTTCCTTCGTGTTGCTGAACACGTCGGTGAGCGCGGCATCGACATCGGCCAGCATCTGGGCGGGCGTTGCGGTTGCCCAGGTGCCAGTCGGCGCAGACGCGGTCGGAACGCTGGTGTTGTTGATCAGGCCCTTGAAGCCCTTTTCGGTCGATCCCGAAATCGCACGGTCATAGGCGAACTTCTCCATGACCTTGCGGGCGTCCGACGCATCCTTCGTCGGCAGATCCACGCCCATCCTGGATGCGCGATTGACCTCCTGAAGCGTCACCTCGTACCCGGCGCCGGCCAGATAGAAGTTGCTCGTTGCCTGGGACGACTGATGGCTGACGTTCGGGATATCGAATCCCTTGGCGGAAATGTACTCCGCCTTGCCGATCGGGCCGGTCATCGACGTGACGATGGTGCCGACATCCCACATGTCACCGTCCTCGTTGACCGGCACATACTTGGCATAGTCGAACGAGGGATATTTCTCCTCGAACACCGTGGCATAGGTGCGGTAAAGGGCGGGACGAGCGAAGCCGATGGCGGCCTGTGCGTCGGTGAAAGTCTGTCCGTTCATTGCCTCAGCCCCTTAGCGCTTGACGATACGGCAGATGCCGTCCGTCACGGTTTCGTCTGCGATCCACCCGGTCGCGATGTGCGTTGCGTCTGCCGCGGTCGATCCGATCAGGTCGGCCGCGCCGCCACCGGTGCCGACCGTGATCGCAGCGCCATCGGAGACCGACCCCTTGACCGCGACGTAGATTGCGCCGCTCGTAAGGATCCCCGCGGTCGAATTTTGCGGGTAGGTGTCCACCGCGCCCGAGACCGTGACCGGAACGACGCCGAGATCGGCGATTGCCCAGCCCAAGAAGGTCGCGAGCGTGCCGACCGTGGTCGTGCAACCGTGATCGTCCGTGCCGCGGTAGAGCGGAGCGCCGAACGCAGCGCCAGACGCCGATTCGACGGTTCGGCTGATGCGGTTGGAGGTTTCGCCGTTCGCGACCATACCGGCGTAGCCCTTGGTATAGTCGGTTGCGTAGGTGCTCTGAATCGTGATCGCCATGTCAGTCTGTCCTTACGCTGCGGCCGAAGTGGCAGGGGTCTTCCAGGCGTTGCGGCGCGCATCGCTGGCCTTGCGCTGTGCGTCAGCGAATGCCGCTTCCGCATCACCGATGCTCACCACGCCGCCGCTGACCGCATCGCGGATCGGATCGGCCGGCTTGATGTCTGCGGTGAGCACGGCGAACGACGCCTCCACCTGAGCGTCGGTCCAGTCCTTCGCCTTGTCGCCCATCTTGGTGGCGACGGTCGCCTTCATGATGGCCGTCTCGTCCATCGCGTCGGTCACGGTCACGCCGAGCGCCTTGGCCTTACCGACCGCGAGCATCAGCGCCTTGCCGGCATCACGAAGCTGCGCCGGGGTAGGCTTGGCGTCCTTCACGGCCTGTTCCAGCGTCACGATCTTGGCGTCGAGCGTCGCCTTGTCGGTCGTCAGGGTCGCGACCTGCTTTTCGAGGTCGGTCACCTTCGCGTTCGCGGCGTCGCGCGCCGAAAGGATCGTGGCGATGGTCGCCTGAGCCGTATCGGCATTCGAGATATCGACGGTCAGCCCGTCAATGAGCATGGTCTTCACGGGCTTCTCCTGGGTTTTCAGCGCGTCGAGGAATGATTGAGGGGCGGAATCACAGGTGGCGATCGAGCAGTCCTTGCCCGCGCGACCGTCCCTCACGACGGCGACGTGATTGCCGCCGGTGATCTTGGACTGGCGGGCCTGGCAGGCGGTGCCGTCCGGTGCCTTGAAATCGCCGAATTGCAGCTCGGCGCCGTAGCCGTTCGACAGGTCGCGCTTGCCCGCCTCGACCTTGTCGATGAGAGCCTGATCCGTGAGCAGGATATCGAAGGACAGATATTCGCCGTCCCGCAGCGCGCCCATGACGACGCCGCGCGAATGGTCGCGCCAGTTGGAAGCGTTGACCGAGACGGAAGGGTGGTCGTCGGTGACTGGCTTGCCGATGAATGAGCGTGCCGCCGCTGTGTCGAAAACGGTCTGTTCGTCGCGGAGAACGTTGACCACGGCCTGATCGCGCAACCCGTTGGCGTTGTTCGGGTCCACCTCGCGGCCGGTGTACTGATACACGCCGGTCCGAGCCGCCTTTGCCCGCAAGGCCAGATAGCCATCGGCCGTGCGGCGTGGGGCATCCAGGGTCAGGGCATCGGCGAACAACATGACCGGCACGAATATGGGCCGGTCGTTTTAGCGGCTACCGACGCTAGGCGGGTCAATCATCCATCGAAAGCACCGGCACGGCCACGCATCCGCAAAACGGCGCAACGCCCGGCTTGTCCGTCCCAATCTCGGGGTCATCCCATTTGTAGACGTTGCCGTCGCGCTTCAGATGCTCTTCGCGAGGATGCGCCTTGTGGCTATGCTGCCAGCGATATTCGTCAAGTCCCGCCTGTTGTTGACGCGCCTCGTCTAGCCGTGATGTCAGCTTCGTCGCCTGGTCGCTGGCAATGCGCTTCGACCTATCCCGCCCCAGCCCCGTAGCCTCATCGATCGCCCTACCGACATCGCGCGCAGGCGTCCGCGATTGCAGTCCGGCGAACACCTCGTTGGCGATGCGCTGGCGGATCTGAGCCGACACGTCCCTTACGAGCGCGACGTTCCATTCGATCGACGCGGCAACCGTCTGGCTGACATCGAAGGCGGAAAGGACGGTCGATAGGTCAACGGACGTTGCGGAGAGGACATTCCCAGCCCATCGCCCACGGTGCCAGCGCTCAACCCGCAATGCCCAATCACGCAGGCGTGGTGTCAGGCGCAGGATCAGGGCGTCCACCTCCGCGAAGATCGAGCCTATCTCATCGCCCGCATCCTCCGCAGAGTCTGTGACCAGCGCCGACAATGCGCGCTCATAGGCCGCTGTGATGCGGGGAAGTGAGGCTTTCCATGCATCCGGCACCTCGCGGGTGATGTGGAACAGCTCGGACGCGAACGATGCGGGCGCCTTGATCGGGCGCATGGCGATCGTCTTGCGTCGGGTGCCGGCCTGTCGTGCCAGGGTGGCGAGGTTGAAGCGCATCACTCGCCCCCGCTGCGGACTTCCTCGAATATCTCGGGCCCAAGGACGATCTGACCACGATACGGGACGACATCCGCCAAATCGACATCATCGCCGGTCAGCGAGACATGCGGCTGATACGACGGGTACCGATCTTCATATTCGGCCGCGCGCAGGATGCTCTCATGCCGCCACGACAGTTCCGAGGATGTGAAGAGCAACACCGCGGTTCGATCGCCAAGCGGCTCGACGATGCGAACGCCGCCGGGGGTGATCGTCATGCCGCCGTTCTTGTCCTGATTCCACTCGCCGCTAACCTTCATCCAGTCGAAGGGTTGGTCGATATAGGCGATTGTGACGTGCAAGCCGGGCTGGAGCTTCCCGAGCCCCTGTTTCGTCGCCCATGCCTGGATTTCAGCGACGTTGACCACATCGCGGCGGACGTAGAGGGTACGCGGCGTGGCATCCGTGAACCGTGCGTCGTTCGCGGCACGGCTAACAGGCGCCTTCCCGCCGGGCGCCACAGCAGATGGATCACCCCCTTCCGGCAATTGCGCGCCCTGTGTCAGCGCGGACGGATCGGTCTCGACATCGTCGCCCGACGGCTTGTCGAGTTCATATTCCTCAAGCGCAGCCTCGAAGCCCGGCAGGATCGTTCCGTCCTCGATGATGCCGTTCTCCGCCGCCTCAAGCAGCGCGTCGATGTTCATGCCCATGTCGGCGTAGAGCTTGATCGTCTGAGCCTTCTTGTAGGCGACATCGACCTTCTGCGTCTCGGTCAGCTCGGACAGCGGCGAAAATTCATACCATAGGCCATCGGTCTCGATACCAGCCGATCGCAGCATCGGCCCGTCGATACGGTCAAGCTGCGGGCGGAGCATCGATTCCTGCTTCGACGCGATCATCGAATGATAATTCTGCATGTCGCTGTCACCGGTCGCGTTCATGCCGTCCGGTGACTTGCCGAGCAGTCGGGTCGCGGGGATGTCAGACGCGCCAGCCACGACAGCGAGCGTGTGGGCGCTGTATTCCGGCATCCCCGACCAGCTAACCTGGGTATCCTCGACCTCTTCAGCCGCGTCATGGACGAAGGTGCGGTGCGTGGATTCGCCGACACCCGCCAGCGTCCAGCGCTGCTGCAGGAAGTCGCCGTATTTCGGATCCTGCTGGAGGTTCTGATTTAAATTCGGGATACCCACACGCCGCACCCGCGCCTTGTCGATCAACGAGGCGAACCCGTTCTGCGCGGAGGTCGCGTTCTTCACCGCATCATCGACGGCCCGATAGATCGGATCGCCCCAGAACCGATCCTCGAAGGTCGCGATGTTATCGGGTGGCACGGGAGCGCCCTTGAACACGATGACGCGCGACGGGTGGATGTCGGCCATCGCTCCGCTACCCGAGGTCAGCCGAAAATACTCAGGGCCGCCGAACAGCGGGCTCTCGAGGTCCAGCACTTCCGGCCCCAGCGTCAGCTTGTGGCGCGAAACCGTGTGGATGTAGCGGAGTTGGCCCTTGCCGATCGTCTCGGGCTTGAGTTCGTCTTTCGGCTGGCCCTGCGCCACACCGAGGATGATCGCGCCCCCGCCAAGCCGCCCGAGCTGCAGCGCCAGTTCGACCTTCGCCCACAGGCCGAAATCGCGCTCGGCTTGCTCGATCTTGGCGATAACATCCTTGTCAGCCTGCCAGTCTCGACGCTCGCGGGTCATATCCTGCGCGGGGAGGTCAACGATCTTCCGGTGAAGCCAGCTATTGCGGTACGCCGCCTGGACCTGTGCGGGGTCGGTCACCTTCGTGTGCCAGAACGCCGCCGTCCGCTGATCGACGCCGGTGCCTGCGCCGGTCATGAAGTTCACGAGGGAGTCGAAAACACGCAAGCCGGCCATGTGCGGCATGTGCGCGGTGGCTGGCGCGCTAGGCTACCGACGCTAGGCTAGGGGGAAGGTGGAGGTGTAGCTCTCGCCAAGCATTAGCTCCGTGAGCGCCCACACCAGCGCGTCGGCGCGATCGGGGGAGTTCTCACCCACGTAACCGGCGGCAGTCATGTTGCAAAGCTGGTCTTCAAGGTCGGGATGGGCGCCGATGTGGCTGACTTTGCCTTGCTCGTAGAGCGCCGCGATCGGCTCGGCCCGGACGACCTTGCCGCGGCTGGCGGTAACCTCCTTGTAGGCCGCGTTCTTGTCGGCCGTCTTGACCACGAACTCGACCATTGCGCCCCCGAAGTTGCGTTCTCCGACGATGCGGTCCGCCTTGAACTCGTGATAGGCATGGACTGCCCGACGGCCCCATCCGTCGGGCGACATCTGACAGGTACGATCGGCGAGGATGTAGCCCCGCCCATCAACACCCTTGCCCGCGACCACGATGCCGATGTCGTCCCCTCCCCCGTCACCCTTGGTGCCGGATGGATCGACGGCGACAACGATGCGCTGCATCTCGGGCGCGTCGCTCACCCGGTGCGTATCGAGCGCGTCCGTCGTCCACAGCGCGCCGTTGACCTCGGTTGCCCACTCCCCAGCCTCGAAGCGCAGGCGCTTGGCTGCGGTCATGCTGCCCAGGATGTCGAAATACTTGTCGGGCAGGTTGTCGCGGTTGTCGGTCGGGTTGATCCGCATCTCCGCGTAGTCGTCGGGATTCGCCAACTTCTCCTTCGTGCCGGGCTTCATCTTGAGCCGGAACACGACATACGACCAGTGGAGCTTAGAAGGCGGGTTGCAGTCGAAATATGCCTTCAGCGGCAAGTGCGTCCGGCCAGTCGCTACGGCGATCTCCGGCGCCAGTTCCACGTTCTGCGCAAGGCGGGACATCAGCATTTCGACCGATGCCCATGACACTTGCGACGACTCGTTGACGTAGATCGTGACAAACTCGGTCCCGAGGATCTTTTCCACCCGATCCTTGTCGTCCAGCCCGCCTATCCAGACCTGAGACCCGTTCGGCAGCTCGACGTAGAAATCCGTCTTGTTGAACGTGACGGCCAAGGTCGGGAAACACAGCTTGAGCACCTTTGGCAGCGTGTCCGACCAGATCGAGGTCTTCGCGTGATTGAAGCGGAACCGGAATATCGCGTGCCGGCCACCGGGTGCGTTGATCGCACGTTGGATGATGGCGCGGACGAGGAGGAAGGTCTTGCCGGATCGCGAGCCGCCGCGGAGCATGATGTTGGATGCCGGCGACGCGAGCAGGCGGTTGGCTTCGCGCTGCTTTGGGGTGAGGGCGAAGGTCACTGCAGGCCGGCGCGTTCCAGCCATGCTGACCAAGCCCGTTCGACCGACCGCTTGGCCGATGCCTTGCCGCGAACGTGGCCATGACCCTTGGCGATCCACTTCAACGCCACGCCTGAGACCGAATATGCCCAGGTTGCGGGGTCACTCGCCAGTGGGGTGATCATCGCGATCTGAACATCGCCGAGCATGGCAAGTTCACCGTCTCCGAAGCGATCCCATCGAAGCTTCACAGCCCGGCATCCTCGGACGTCACGGTTATGCCCATCGAGCCGGTATGCTTCACCCGATCCTCGAAAGCGCCAACATCGACGTGTTTGCCGATGAGTTCGATGCGCTTCAGGCGATCGGAAAGCTTCACCTTCTGCACGATGCCGACGACGTTTCCCTTTTCGTCACGCTCCTCGACCGCCTCGATGCCAGCCACCAAGCCACGCCGCCAGATCAGCGGCCACTGCTTCACGGGCAGCAATGCCCCAGCTTCGTCGTACAGGTCAGATAGGTCCGCTTCGGCTTCTTCTGTTAGCCTGAGTAGCAGCCAATCGGCATCGACCTTGGTACGTTCGGACCTTTCGGCCTTCGCAGCACGGACGGCGGCCATCACCTCAACATTCATCAACAGAAGCCGTGACCCCTGCTGCTCGGCCGTATCGGGGCTATACCCAGCCCGAATAGCCGCTTGCGTGGCGTTGAGGTCGATCAGGTACTCATCGACGAAGGCTTGCTGCTTGGGGGTCATGACCGCGCCCTACTCCACCACCAGCCGCCGCGCCGCTACCGACGCTTTGGCCCTGTTGTTCCGCATGTGGACCTTGCGCGCCTGGCGAAGGTCCTCGCCCCCGCATTCCTCGATCCACCGCATGATCGTCTTCCAGTTCGCCCCGTATTCGAGTTCCACTGCGAACCACCCACCTTCGATGTAGACGGCCGGGAAATCAGACGGGCAGCGACGCACTGCCCATGGCCTGCGAATAGCTGACGGGTGGTTCAGGTGGTTTCCCATCACCGCTCCTCGGTCGTGTTGGTGGGGTTGGTCATGCGTCCTGGCCCAGCTCAGAACGGCACGTCGTCATCGAGGTCGTCGAACGATCCGGCGTTGCTCTTGCCCGGGGTCTCACGCTGGTGGGACTGCTCGCGGGTTGAACCGCGCTGTTCGCCGCCCTGCGGCCCATCGAGCATGGTCAGGACGCTGTTGAACCCCTGCAGCACGATCTCGGTCGCGTACTTGTCCGCGCCGCTCTGGTCCTGCCATTTGCGGGTTGCGAGCGCGCCCTCGATGTAGACCTTCGACCCCTTGCGCAGATACCGCTCCGCGACATTCGCCAGGCCTTCGTTGAACACCTTCACGGTGTGCCACTCGGTCTTTTCTTTGCGTTCCCCGCTGCCCTTGTCCTTCCACGATTCCGATGTGGCGATGCGCAGCTCGACGACCTTTCCGCCGTTCTGAAACGATCGGCTTTCGGGGTCGCGCCCCAGGTTGCCGATGATGATGACCTTGTTGACCGATCCTACCATGCTCAAATCTCCAAAACGGTACTCGGGCCATAGCGGGGCGGAGCACCCGAAAGGGGGCGCCCGCTATGGTACGTAGTACCTAGCCGTACCCCCGCGAACTTCCGCACCACTTCCGCGAACACTTCCGCAAGGGTTTTCAACAACTTACGCAAAACGGCCGGACCACTTCCGCAGCACTTCCGCAAAACACTTCCGCAGCACTTCCGCAAGCAATATCAATAGGTTACGGGAACATGCCAAAATCACTGCCGCACTTCCGCAGCACTTCCGCAAGGCTGATCGGGCCATCTGGAGACGCGAATTCCCTGCTTGCTGTTGCGCTTGTCGTACTCCTCGGAGACGATCATTTCGGCGGCGCCCCATGCCTTAATCTGGGCTAGCGCGGCCTTCTTGCTCATCTTGAACCGGGTCATCAGCCATGTGCCGATGAACCGTTCCGGGGAGTTGTAGGAGACGCTGAACGGGTTGCCCTCATTCCAGCGACGGTCGATCTCACGTAGCGCAAGCCAGGCGTGCGCGTCGGTGAACTCGTGGCCGATAGGCGCTCCGTCTTCGTCCTGCGGAGGAAGCACGAAGGTCCCGTGTGACCACATGAAGCCAATCTCCGCACCTTTGCGCGCGTAGTTGGCTTTCTCATTGCGAAGGACGCGGTAGTCGGCGTCTATGACGACGCCATCCTCGTTCTTCGGGGTTTCGAGGAACAGGCGCGAGCGCACCTGATTTTCCCAGGCCGTCGAGCCTGAATAGCTATCGCCGGCCTTGTTCGGGAAGCCGACCATGATGACGGCACCGCCGATATCGCGGGCCATGCTGTTGCAGAGCCCGACGAACGCCGCGACCTCGTTGCGCGCGTTCTCGTTGCCCGTGAACATGTGCGAGGTGTTGTCCAGCACGACCAGTGCGACGCCTAGATGGCGCGCAGTCGCGACGATCTGGTGATAGCGCTCGCTCGGATGCAGCGTTCGTTTCTCGTCGAATGTGCATAGCTCGTTGCCAAGCTCGCCATATAGCGAGAGCAGGAACACCCGATCGCGCGTAGCCGACAGCGGCGCGCCCAATCCGTTGCAAATCGCTTCCTGACGACGCTGCAATTCCTCTGCGTCATCCTCGCACGTGATGTAGAGCGCCCGGCACTGCTCGACCTTGACGCCCAGGAACGCGAGACCGAGGCCGCTGCACGTGCACAGCAATTGCGACAGAAGGGATTTGCCCGCGGCACCGGCGCCGGTCAGAAGGGTAGCCTGTCCGTCAGGAACGAGCCCGTCGACCTTCCAGCGCCGTTCCGGTGCCTTCTTGCCCTGCCAGTCGGCCGGGAAAATAATATTCAGCGGCAGGCTGGACGGCGCGGCGAATAGGGCGGCGACATCATCGAGCCCATAGTGCGCCGCCTGGTCGTTAAAGTCGGATCCTTCCGCGCCCTGAAGATCTGGCGCAATGACGCGTCCACCAACCGCGGCCGCCGCCTCATCCGCCTTGTCGATGCCATTTGCGTCGGCCCCGATGATGATCTCTCGCCCTGGGTAGCGGGCGGCCGCGATCTTCGCTGTCCGCTCAAGTGCGCCCTTGCTGAATCCGACGATGACGAGATGGCCGGTAGCGGCCTGGACCGTGGCGCCTGTCGCGAAGCCTTCGACGATGACGACGGGGCCGTCTTGAGCATCGCCAAGCGTGAACGTGCCGCCATTGACCGGCGCCCCCGCGTGGAACATCTTTCTGCCGCCGCCCTCCGGTGGGATCGACTGCACCGACATGATGAGGCCATCGGGTCCAAAGATCGGGACGAGCAGATTTTCTCCCTCTCGCCGGGTGCCGTATGGCGCGACGTTCTTGCGCTCAAGATAGGCGTTACCCGCGCCGTTGATCGGAAGCGCGCGCGCCCAGCGGTCCCGGGCGGCGAGCGTGGCGTTTTCCTGATTGCGGCGCAGTTGGGCCTCGCGGTGCCGAGCCTCGCGTTCCCGACGCTCTCGATCGGCGTCGTCCAGCCGCGGCGCCTGGCCGCCTGTCAGGAATCTAATGCTCTCGGAAATCGATAGATGCTGCGTGCCGGAGATGAAGTCGATGACATCGCCATGTGCGCCGCACCCGAAGCAATGATAGGACTGATCCTTGTATAGGACGAAGCTCGGGCTCTTGTCCGGGTGGAAAGGACAGAGCGCGACCTTGTTGACGCCAGATTTGCGCACGGGCAGCGCCTTCGCCACCACACTTTCGAGCGGATAGTCGCGGCGGATGGCGTCGAAATCTATTGCCATCGTCATGCCGTCTCCAACTGATTTGCCGACATGATGAGGAAGGCGTCCTCGGGCGTGATCGCGCCACAGCAGCCTGCATCGACAATCAGCTCTTTCTTGAGCTCTGGCGTCGGGCAGCGATCGACCAGCGTCTGAAGCGCGGCCAGATGGTCCGGCAGGCTGCGCATGGCATCGATATTCACAGCCGCCCCTCCCTCACCGGGATCGGCGCGCCCTGCTCAATCAGCCACCGGTTCGCGCCCTCGCGCGTCCGGACGATCGCGCACGGATGCCCCATGGCGACGAGCCGGTTCAGGCACTCGATCTGCGCATCATCCGGGTCGCCGCGGCCGGCCTTCCATTCGAGATAGGCGGTTGCGCCTGCCCATGTGGCGCCGGTGTCGGGGAAGCCAGTATAGCGTCCCTCACGATCGACCTTGCGCCGGCCGTAGCGCGTTGCGATGTGCGTGCCGTTCGGAACAGCGAACACCAGCACGCGCTTGGCATGGACCCGCATGAAGCCGACCCAGGCGCCTTGCCGATCCAGCTCGGATGCCGGGTCGCGGTCTTTCGGTTCTACGAAGACGCGCGGATCCAGCACCGGCTTTAGCGGCGATTCGAGCGCGTCGAGTTCGGCGAGGAGGTTCACTCCGCGGCCCACCGCTGTTGCGCCAGCATAAGCCGGTACTTCGCCACCTTCTCGGTGACATTATGGGTCCGCAAGATGGAGTCGACGGTGATGGACGCGCGCAACGACGGCCGGTCGGTCGCGAATTGCAGGAACTCGATCAGCCGACGCTCTGCGCTTTCTTGGGTTTCCTGCTTGTTGGCGAATCGGCTCACCGCCATCCCTCCCGCGCAAGCAGGACCGCGAACTTCGCGACAGTGGATGGTGCGACTCGATGCTTGGCGGCCAGGCGCTCGATGTCCCGCGCCATCTGTCCGATGTCGCACCGGAGCGCGTGGGCTGCGGCGGGTGTCATCTTGGCGATCTGGCGGCGTGCGACGTTTTCCATCGCCCCTCCATGTCTGAGATTACAGGGTTGCTGGGCAAGCTCCATCACGCCCTCCCCATCCGCCGCACCCACCCGAGCTTCCCGGCCGCGCGCCTGATGCGGTAGTCGATCACCTCGCGGCTGCGTGCCTGCGCATCGACGATCCGCTGCAACCGGCGGCGTGCGAGGTATTGGCGGATGGCGCGGGTCATGCCGCCCTCCGCGCCACTGCCGCGATCTTCCGCGCCCGGTCACCGAGCCGCGCACGCTCACGGGGGCTCAGCTTCGCGCCGGCCTCACCGCCTGGGTCTCGCGCTTCCAGATACTCGACATTGTAGCCGGCCGATTCCTTCGCCAGCGCGTCGAGCGATCCCTCGCCGTCCTCGTCCGTCCCGACATGCTTGCCGATCGGCTCGAACAGCAGCGAGGTCAGCTCGTCGGGAATGATGCGGCACAGCAAGACCAGAGCCCATGCTGGCATTGCCACGTCCTTGCGCCAGCTTGCCTGCGTCTCTTTAGGGATCTTCGTCTCGGCGAAGATGACGGCAGGGGTCAGGTCATAATCGCGCTCGGCGAGACGGAGCATCCGTTCTTGCCGTGAAATGACATCCTGCGCGAGATTGCTGCGGCGCGGCATGATCTTACTCCGATTTGGAGGTTAAAGAGACGGCATGAGAACCGGCCCCACGACGTTCAGCACCGCCGCCGCGATTGCGATTGCCTGGGCATGGCGCGGGCGGCTCGATGTCGGTGCCGTCGAAGCGGTTGAAGTCGTCGAGCCAGTAGAGGAAGGCGACGAACAGGCCGGGGATCGCGATTGCTGCGAGGGCGGTGAGGTAGGCGGCGAGGATGGTCACAGGCATTTATCCGCAGAAATCGCCGCTCCGATGCCGCACGCGCTAGATGCAGCTCCCACGGCGAAGATCACGACCATCCCCCGCGCCACGGACGGCCAATGAGAGGCGTCCAAATCCCACGCGATGAACGCTGCCAAAAGGTACGCCGTGGCGAACACCGACGCGGTGATGATCGCCGATCGTTTGAGGCCGCTCATTCCGGCTTCTCCATGTTTGCGGTGGAATCATGCTGACCGCCCCGTCGAGAGGCGGCGCCGCCGCGATTGCGCTGCTTCTGGCTCTCCTGCGCAGTGCCGATGGCGATGATTGCTGCGAGCGCGAGGAAGCTGGCGGCGAGGTAGATGAGGAGGATTTGGGTGATCATGATTTCGGGGACCAGAGCTTGGCGTCCGGGCCGCAGGAGCGTTCCCGTCTGCGGGCTATATCCGCGTATTCGAATTTCTGTTTGGCAATGCCGGTCACCAGATTCAGCGAGACTGGCGAGACCTCATGATTGCCGCACTTTGCGAACTCATGGCCAAAGCCGAAGAACGTCGGGCGATACCAAACGCAGTGACGGCAAAGCTTGAGGCGTCCCGCGCCCTCGTCCCCGCCGCTCATGCCGCAGCGCCCTGGCTCGTTTTGGGAAACCACCGGACAGGCTTACGTAATTCAACGGAGACGCAAATTTCCACCAGATCGGCGCAATCTACGGCCACATCGGGCATGAACCCGGGAAGACCGGTCGCGCGTTCTTTTATGGAGGGGGTATGGGCAGTCCGATTTTGGTGGACCGGGTTCTTGTGTTCGAGCTTGAAGGGAATCACCTGCGCATCAAGGACGACGGCGGAGATCTCAACTTCGCCCTTACGAAGCACGCATTTTTCGCCAACCTGCACAAGGCTAACAAGGTCGCTGCCAAATGGGCGGAGGTGTGCGGCGCCGACATCGTCAAGCTGCGGAAGAAGAAGCGGGCCAAGCATTAGGCGGCTGCCTGCGTCTTGGACGCGGCTGCATCGGCCAATTCGTCCAAGGTGGCATGCCCCTCGCGAGCAAAGCCGCTCCAGTGCTCCGGCGGGATGCTATTTCGCAAGATCCAGGACCTAGCGGTATGTATGGAAACGCCGCGCTGGTTGGCGATAAGGGCCGCCCCGGCGGCGCGAACGATCTCTGCGTGCGTCCTCATCGCGCTACAGTGCATTACGCACTGGAGAAAGGCAAGTGCCTTTTGCACCGCCATTCCCGTTATGGCGGCTCCATGGAAACGCCCAACGATCGGCTGCGCCAGGCCCGCAAAGCAAAATACGCCACGCAAGAGGAGGCGGCGCGGGCATTTGGAGTCAAGATCGACACGTACCGCCAGCACGAGAACGACACGCGAGGGCTCGGCGGCATACCCAGAAAGCGCGCCGAGTTGTACGCTAAGCGCCTGAAGGTGTCGCTGGAGTGGCTGCTAACTGGCAACGGCCCACAAGATGAGCCGGACCCCATTCCTACTGAAGTCGAGATCCAAGAGATGTTGCGCGAGGCGATGGACGGGGTGGTGACTGTCGAAACAAGGCTCGTGGACTTGCCCCGTATCGTCGCTCCAGCTCTGCGTGAGCAGTTAGAGCGCTATCGAGGAGACGCCCCAGCTCTTCGCGAGCCAGCGAGCCTTTGGGATGAACGGAACGCTCGCGACATAGCCTCTCAATCTCACGCTGCCACCAGACGAGGCGAGAAGGCAGGATAGCGCAACCCATAGAGCAGGTGGAGCAACCCACGTCGCACGCGGGCTCGCGAAGGAATAGCGGCATGACGACTCGACTCGTTGTTCCATATTTGTTCTCATAGTTTTTTTCCTACATAGCAAGCGGAATCACTGCGCGCGCCGCAGGCCGCCGACTCCCCGACAGAAAAAATTTATGCCGTAGTGCGTTTTGCACTTGCCAAGATGCGGTGCATAATGCACTGTCCGTCTATCAAGCCACCCCGGCTTGGGAGATGGGACGATGGCGGAAGCCGATCCGAGATTTGGTCAGGTAGCGTGGTCCAAGCGCGCGAGTGACCGGAGCTTTTCCAACGCACTGGCTGATGTCCGCCGCGAGGCGCAGGCCCGGTACGTGCGCGACTATGGGCACGCGTCGGCTCTGTATTCCGAGAAGGGGCCGTTCCAGTGAGCGTCCCAATCGTCGCAGCGACGCTAGCCGATGCCATAGCGCCCATCCTTGCCGAGATTGAGGCAAGCATCGGCCACAAGGTCATGATCGATCGCACGACGGTGCGTCACTCGGATCGCAGTGAGGTGGTGTTCTCGGCATACATACACGCCCACGACCGCGCATTCTCCGGACTAGGAGATAGACCGTCGCGCGCCCTGATGATCGCGAACACCGAACTGCAGAATTTCGAGGACTCGCTCCCGCAATCGGATTTGCCAGCATGACCGACCCCTATTTCACCCCGGAGTTCACCGCGCTCTGCCGCGCGTCGATCGACGAGGCGCTGGTCAGGCAGGGGATGGAGCCGATGCCGCTGGTCAAGCCGATCGCAGTGACCGTCCACCAGATGGATGAAGACCGCCTTGCCGTCCTGCTGCGCCCCGGTGCGCCGTTGAGCGCTGACGAATGGGCTTTTGTTGAGGGGAATGGGTGAAATGTACACCGCGTTTGAAACCTTGCTCGGCAAGACACTGGTGAAGATCGCGCGTGATGGGGACGAGCGTCTGACGTTCCATACTTCGGAGGAAGAGTTCGCGATGTTTCATGAGCAGGACTGCTGTGAGAACGTCTTTATCTCCGAGATCATTGGTGATTTGGACGATCTTATCGGAACCCCGATCTTGCTGGCCGAAGTGGTAGGCAGCGACGAGCCTTCGCCGAACGAATATTCAGAGAGCCATACCTGGACTTTCTACAAGTTGGCGACGGTCAAGGGCCACGTCACCATCCGCTGGCTCGGCGAAAGCAACGGCTATTATTCCGAGGGCGTCGACTTCGTCCGCATCTCGCCCACCCCAACCGAAGGAGCCGCGTGATGGCTGAGCATACGCCTGGGCCTTGGCAGGTCAGTGGGACGCGCCATAGCGGCGACCTGAAGATTGGGCGTGACACACGCCTCCATGCGGTCGGGCCAGATGGTGATGCCCTCGCGATGGTTTTCTTCGACATGAAGACCGGACGTGGGTTCGCAGACGCCCGCCTAATCGCAGCCGCGCCCGACATGCATGCGGCGATCAAGCAGTTCATGCCGAAGGGCATCGAGATCGGCAACGGCAATGTTCCGGACGATCTGACGATCCCGATGGATGTCACGATGGGCGAACTGCGCGCATTCGACGCCGCCCTCGCCAAAGCGGAGGGCCTGTGATGGGCGCGCCTGGGACGACGGACGCCGAGGCCGCGATCATTGAGGCCAACAACTCGCTTTACGGGTCGCAGGGGTTCTTTCTGTCGGTCAACGGCGGTGAGCCAGACAAGTATCATTTGTCGCGGCCTATCGAGGAACTCAAGGCTCGTGCCAACCGCGAGTGGCGACGTGCTGAGGCGTTGAATCTCGAAAACGCAGCGTTGCGCGAAGCGCTAGAAAGCATCCGGCTGTACGCGAACGACACTCTTTCTGGTCGTGTCGATGGGCCTGACGATCGGGATTGGCAGCGGGGAGCGGTGGTCGAGCTTCGCAATCGGGCTCGCGCCGCCCTCGCCGCAGCTCGTGGGGAGTCGGGACGGTGAGCGACATGGGCGACCTGTACCGCGATATCCGCGAGCATCGGAAGGCGGTGCGCAAGCAGTTCGGGATTTGGTGCCCAAAGCGCCAGACCGCACGACCGAAAGCGCATCCGACGATCCTTCTGCCCGGCCAGCGTTGCCGCGTGGATGGCTATGTCGATCCTCGGCCTGAACTGACCGCCGAGCAATTGGGGGAAGTCCAGTGCTGATCCCCAAACTCCGCGCTGCGTTGGCCGAAAGCGGCGAGTCGTGGGTGGTGTCGGCGCTGATTGCCGGCGGGTGGGCGTGTGCTGGCATCATGCTTTGGTGTGCGCTGCCGTGAGCGGCCCCGTCTATCACCGCGACCTGATCCAGGGCAGCGACGAATGGCTGGCGCAGCGGTGCGGCATGCTGACGGCTTCCGAAATGAAGCTGATCGTCACGCCCGGCACGCTCAAACCCGCCAGCAACGACAAGGAGCGCGCGCACGTCTGCGAACTCGCGGCGCAGCGGATCACGAAGTACGTCGAACCGCACTATGTCGGCGACGACATGCTTCGCGGCCACGATGACGAGATCGAGGCGACGCTGATCTATTCGAAGACCTATGCGCCGATCGAGCAGGTTGGTTTCATAACCAACGACCGCTGGGGCTTCACGCTCGGCTATTCTCCGGACGGCAAGGTCATCGGAAAACCCGCGGGCATCGAGAACAAGTCGCGCCGCCAGAAATTCCAGGTCGATACGATCTGCAATCTCGTCATGCCGGCTGACTTCTCGATCCAGATCCAGACGGGCTTGCTCGTCAGCGAATGGGAATGGATCGACTTCAATTCTTACTGCGGCGGCATGCCGATGGTGACGCTGCGGATATTCCCCGACGAGGTTCTTCAGAACGCGATCGTCGAAGCGGCTGGCGAGTGCGAGCGCCGGATTGCCGACCGCATCGAGCGATACCATGAGGCGCTGGCATCGAAAGCGCGCCTGACCCCCACCGAACGCAAGATTCAACAGGAGATGTACGCCTAATGTCTCACTTCACAGTGGCGGTCATTACGGCCGAGCAGCCGACCGCAGACCATCTGGAAGGCATACTCCAGCCTTGGCATGAGTATGAGTGTACTGGCGTCGACGACGAGTATGTCATTGATATCGACGTCACGGACGAATTGCAGGCAGACTTTGCGAAACACGCAAAGGAGGGGCAGTCGTTCGAAGATTTTGTGCCCTATTGGACGAGCGCCGAAGTGCGCGAGGACGGGCGCTGCTATCGACATACCAACCCGAATGCGAAGTGGGACTGGTGGACAGTTGGCGGACGCTGGACTGGTCTTCTGAAACTGAAGCCAGGCTCAAGGGGCCATTTAGGCCATCGGGCATGGTGCGCTGAAGCTGCCGAGCCGGGCACCGCAGATCAGGCCCGGATATCGGACATCGATCTGACTGGCATGGCGGCCGACGGCAATCCGCTCCGCACCTTTGCCGTCGTGAAGGACAGGCAATGGTTCGAGAAGGGTAAGATGGGCTGGTGGGCGTGCGTGAGCGACGCCAAGCCTGAAGATCAATGGTCTGACGAGTTCGACAAACTCCTCACTGACAGCGGCGATGCATGGATCACCATCATCGACTGCCACATCTAAGGAATTTCAAAATGAACGACATGAGCAGCGTGATCGTGCCTAAGAGCGATCAGGTAAATGCCGAGGATTTCATCGCCGGCCCGCGCACCTTCACCATCGAGGGTGTGTCGATCAGCCCCGGCACCGAGCAGCCGGTATCGATCAAGCTTCGCGGCGAGAGGCGTGTGTTCCGTCCGTGCAAGTCGATGTCCCGCGTTCTGGTCGCCGCATGGGGACCGGACGCGAACGAGTACACCGGCCGCTCGCTGACCCTCTACCGCGATCCCAAGGTGAAATGGGGCGGCCTGGCAGTCGGCGGCATCCGCATCAGCCACATGACCGACATCGATCCGCAGAAGGTGGACGGTGCGGGCGTTATGACGATGGCTCTGACCGAGACCAAGGGCAAGCGTGCGCCGTATATCGTGAAGGCGCTCAAGTCGGATGATCGCCGGCAACCGGACGAACAGACCGCGCGCCCCCGCCAGACCCCCGAGCAATGGGCAACCGACCACATCGCGTTCGTCGTCGGGGCCGCATCGCTGGAACGCCTCGCCGCGGTTCAGGAGAGCGGCAAGAAGGCGATGGCCAAGCTGATCGATAGCGATCCCGAGCTGCATCTGAAGGTGTCGAACGCATATCTCCAGCGCGCGAATGAGCTTGCGGAAGACGATCCGTTCGAACCCGAGGGCCGCACCGACGCCCAGCACGGCGATCAGTTCGACGGCAGCGAAGGGGGCGAGTGATGGAAAATATCATTGGCGAATGCAGCATCTGCGGAGGCGCTGTGACTATCCCGACTGTCTGGATGGGCGTGGTGCCGCCGACACCGACTTGCAAGTCCTGTGGCGCGACTGCTCGGCCTGGTGGCGGAAAAGTCATCCCAATGCGCCCCGCCGCTAATCCCCCGCCGCGTCCCCGGACGCGCGCAACGCCAGCCGCCAGCGACACTCCTCCCGTTGGCGGCTGGCAGAAAGGACAATGAGAGATGCACGAAGCCACGGACCCACGGAAAAATGCCCCGCCGCGCATCTCAGACCTTAGCGGCGAAGCGCTGAACCAGGCTCTCTACGCGCGCGCAGAGGGCGGGCGGATCGCCTATATGCGCTCGTTCGAACGCGGATTGGTCAAGCGGTCGCTGTTCTCGCGGGTCAAGGGGTTATTCCGGTGACGCGCTACGCAGCCTCTACCGAAGTCAGCAGCAGCAAGTCGCGCGACGAGATCGAGCGGACATTGCAGCGGTATGGCGCAGACCAGTTCATGTACGGCTGGAAGGACACGGACGCCGTTGTCGGCTTCCGTATGGATGGGCGGCACGTCCGCTTCATCCTGCCGCTACCAGCGAAGGCGGATCCAGCATTCACCGAGTACGAGTCACGCGGCAAGCGCTGGCTTCGTGCCCCTGAGGCAGCGCTGAAGCTGTACGAGCAGGCTGTTCGTCAGCGCTGGCGCGCGCTCGCCCTGGTCATCAAGGCTAAGCTTGAGGCAGTCGAAACCGGGATATCGGTGTTCGAAGACGAGTTCATGGCGAACATCGTCCTGCCGGATGGGAAATCCGTCAGCGAATGGATGCGACCGCAGATCGCCGAGGCTTATCGGCTAGGCGCGATGCCCGCGATGTTGCCGATGCTGGAGGGGCCAAAGTCATGACCCCCGACCCCCGAACGATCGCGGCCGGCCTGAGCGAGGCGCAGAGGCGTGTGTTGATCGCAGCCAAGCCAAGCACAGGAGACGCGCGTGTTTTCGTGCCCGCCCATGTCGAACGCAAGCAATGGCCCGCGCAGATGATCGACACTTACTCGGTCGCCTTCCGCCGCCTCACCCCTCTCGGCCTCGCAGTCCGCGACCACCTTTTGGAGAAATCGAGATGAGCGATAAACCAAAGACGCTGCTTCAGCAGATCACGGACGACACGGGGCTATTCCTCGCATTGCCCGCCGCCAATCCCTTCGTCGGGCTGCCTGAACCGGCGCAAGTCGTGATTGAAAAGCTGCTCAGCACCATCTGGTCTTCGGGCGAATGGGCCGACGAACACGAGGATATGCTCGGCCAGTGGCGCGAGGCGCGCGGTGACGATGCCAAGGAAGCATGGGCCTGGTGGGTCGGCGAAGACGCTGACGAGCCCTACGCCTGCGATGCGCTGTCCAGGGAAGATGCGATCCGCCGCGGCCACGAGATGTTCTCGCGCGAGGGCCGCTTCCGGATCGTCGAGGCGCGCATGTGGGCGGACAACGTCAAAGAAGGCGAAGACACGGCGGCCTTTGCCGAGGTCCGCAACGGCGAGTCGTTCCGGTGCGTGCTGCCTCCAATCCCCGCCTCGTCGCGGGCTGTTGATCTGACTGGAATTTCCCAATGACCGACCAGCGAGCCCCGGAGCGGGAGGCCGAGCCTGTCTCCGCGCAGGGGGAGGAACGGTTACGCCTGTTCCTTGAAATCCTGTCGGCGATGGGCGGCCAATCCGACGCGAGCGAGTCTCGCTATAGCTGGCTCAATGCCTTCTGCGAGCCGCATGAAGGAAGTAATCCAGACACGTTCAATCTGGCGCAAGATCGCGGCTTAACGCGCTCGACGCACAACACCGACACCGACCATTCCGTGGTTTATTTAACGGATGCCGGCCGGGAATATCTCACCCGCCCTCTCCCCGCCCGTCGATGGGGAGGAGGGGAAGTGAAGCGCGCCGAACGAAAGCTGACCCTGTATCGCGATGACAGCACCTCGCAGGTGGTGTTCGACCGCGTCAAGGCGTGGTTCTGGACGGCTGGCAATACCGTGCTGGTCATCAGCCGGTACGACGGTCCTGAGGGTTCGGCGCACCATTACATTCATTGGCCGCGCGAGCGGTTCTGCTGGTTCCGCGATGAACCCCACCCCAAGGAGCCCTCCGCATGAAACCAGAGGAACTGCGGGCGGAGGAGGGAATCCCCGGCTATTCTAAGATGCTCGACGACCTGACGAAGCTTATGGCGGATGTCGTTCCGACGCCGATTTTCGCAAGCTCAGTGCTGTTCCCGAGCGATGGGGCATGGCATTTCAGGGACGGGAAGCAGGAGTATTTCTGCTCCGGCGCAGCGTTCTGGAAGGGGCTCCCGGCAGACGACCGCGTCACCTTCACGCTCGGCAACTCAGTGCCCCTGAGTAGCATCGACATCATCGACATCGACCACCCGAGTGCTGCCGGCATGCGCGAGAAGGTGGTGACAGCACTTCTGGCGGCTTTCCCCAAGGACCCCACCCATGACCACTGACATCGCGTCGATCGCGGCGGCCGGCGCCGCCCAATCTTCGAAAGGTGTCGATAAGTGACCACCACCGCAGACCTGTCGCGCCATTGGTCGCGGCAAACCGAGAAGGGAGGATGCAATGGGTAGCCATGCGCCGCGGGATGTGGTGTTCGCCGCCGCCCCGCTCACCTTCAACCGGCCCGCCGCGCTCAGCTATACCGGCATCAGCGAGAAGCTGTTCAAGCAGCTGGAAGCCGCCGGCTCGCTATCGGGGCGCAAGATCGGGCGCAACGGCGAAGTGATCTATCTTCGCGAACAGCTGGACGCGGTCACGACGCGGCTGTTCGGTGCCGGCGCGACCGACATCGACGATGAATTCGAGGGCCTGGGTGGCTAAGGTTGTCCTGCCTCGCTACCTGCGCGCGAAGCGGCGCGCCGACGGCACCACCGGATATTTCTGGGAGCGTCCGAGCTGGGCGAAGCCGCCGGCTGAGCGCTATGGGCGGCTGTGCCCGGTAGATTCGGAGGCGTTGGGCGCCGACCTTGCCGCGGCGATCGGCAAGGCCGAACTGCTAAACACGATGCTGGACGAGTGGCGCCTCGGCGCCGAAGCGAAGCCGACCACCGGCACCGTCAAATGGCTGATGGGCTGGTACCGCGGCCTGGATCGATTCAAGGCGCTGGGCTTCAAGAGCCGGCGCGATTACCGGGCCGCCATGGAGACGCTTGTCTCCTTCCCGCTCAAATCGACTTTGCTCGGTGATCGGCGCATTGCGGAGATCGAGGCCGCGCACGTCGACGCCATCTACGCCGCGCTGCAGAAGCGTGGAGGAAAGCGCACCGCCGCCTATGCGATGCAGGTCGGCCGGCGCGTCTGGAATGAGGCCATCCGCCACAAGAAGGCGAAGGATCCGAACCCGTTCGCGCGCATGAAGATCAGGACGGGCAGCGAGAAGGGCAATCGGCCGACGTCGCGCGCCGAATACGACCTGTTTCGCGAGACCGCGCGGGCTATGGGCATCCAGTCCATGGCCGCCGCTGCCGCGCTCAGCTTCGAACTGGTGCGCCGCGTCACCGACGTCTTCGGCTATGTGTTCGAGGGCAGGGAGGGGGAGGCGCCCGGGATATTCTGGGAGGACTATCAGCCCGGCGTGTCGATCGCGCTGCGCCAGGGCAAGACGGGGGACCGTCAGGTTATCCCGCTGCGCGGCGCTGGCGAGGGCGATGAGCCAGGCCCGCTGCTTTACCCAGCGCTCGAGGAAGAGCTTGCGCGCCTCCCTTCTTCCACGGGCCACATGATCATCAACGAAGAGACCGGGAAGCGCTACACGGAAGACCAGGCGCAGCGCGTCTTCCGCAAGATCCACAAGGCCGCCGGCCTGCCAAAGGGGATGACGCTGACCGGATTCCGGCATGGCGGGGCCACCGAACTCGGTGACGCGGAGATTTTCGATATCCGCCCAGTCTCAGGCCACCGGACGCTGCAGCAGACCACGACCTATAACAAGGCGAACGAGACGAAGGCACGGATCGCTGGCGAAAAGCGACTCGCTCATGTAAGAAAGAACAAAGCATGATTGTCGGAATGTTGTCGGAATGCGGTGTCGGAACGACAGACGTTCAACGGACGCGCGCATGTCAAAAAGGCGTGGTTTCCCCGTCGTTTGCTGGTGGTGAGCCCGCCGGGATTCGAACCCGGGACCTACAGATTAAAAGTCCGTTGCTCTACCAACTGAGCTACGGGCTCCCGACCAGGGACGCGCGTTACGAGCGGCGGGCGCGCCGGTCAACCGCATGTGCGCGTGCGGCCAGCTGACGGACCGTCAATCCGGTCACCGGATCGCGCCATGTCGGTGCGATGTCGGCCAGGGGGTCGAGCACGAAACGGCGCGCGCGAAAAGCGCGGTGCGGGATGGTCAGCGCCGGGCCGACCCATCTGCCTCCGGATTTCCTGCCGCCCGACCAGCTGCCGCCCGACCACAGGATGATGTCCAGGTCGATTACGCGCGCGCCCCAGCGCCGTCCGGCGCGGCGGCCGAACGCGCGCTCGACCGTCTTCAGCCGCGCCAGCAGGGCCGGCGGCGAGTCGACCGTGTCGAGCAACAGGGCGGCATTGGCGAATCGCCGGGACGAGGGGCCGAGCGGCGGGGGGGGGAAGACCCGCGAAGCCGCGGCGACCGGGCCGAGCGCCGCGATCGCCGCGCGCAGTTCCGCCTCGGGTCTGCCATGGCGCCCCGGGCGGTTCGATCCGATCGCGATGGCATATCTTGTTACCGGCACCGGGACGTGCAC